ATAACATCTTTGACTTTATTCGAATTTGGGACAAGAAGATTTCTGATGATATCATCTATCCCAAAGTGTCAAGAAAGGTGCGCAAGTATGGTGCTTTTCTTGCGGTGAATGTTGACAAGTATAAACTCTTGACAAAAGAAACTTTACTTGCTCAACGGAATACTATATAATAATATGGTAATGAAGAAAGTGGATAAGCAAAATACAATTTATACAACGCTATACGGAGAATACAAATGAGTTTATCAAATCTAAAGAAGGGTTCGTCCCTTGATAAGTTGAAGAAGGCAGTTGAGCAATCTTCTGCTGGTAATACTGGTGGCAAGAACGTTGATGATCGTTTCTGGCAACCAGAGGTTGATGCCGCTGGTAATGGTTATGCAGTAATTAGATTCTTAGACACTCCTGCAGTAGATGGCGACGATGGGCTCCCTTGGTGTCAAATATGGTCCCATGGTTTCCAAGGTCCAGGTGGTTGGTACATTGAGAACTCTCTCACTACTATGGGCAAGAACGATCCAGTTTCTGAGTACAACACTGTTCTTTGGAACTCTGGCATCGAAGCAAACAAGGAAATCGCTCGTAAGCAGAAGCGCAAGTTGACATACATCGCAAATGTGCTTGTCGTCTCTGATGCAAAGCGTCCAGAGAATGAAGGAAAAGTTTTCCTCTATAAGTTTGGTAAGAAGATCTTTGATAAGATCAAGGAAAAACTTGAGCCTCAGTTTGCTGATGAGACGCCGCTGAATCCGTTTGACTTTTGGAAGGGTGCGAACTTCAAGGTCAAGATTCGTCAGGTCGAAGGCTATCGTAACTACGATAAGTCTGAGTTCGAGGCTGCTGCTCCATTGTTCGCTGGTGATGATGCTCAGATTGAAAAGGTCTGGAAGTCTGCTCACTCGCTCAAGGATTTCTTGAAGCCTGAGAACTTCAAGACCTATGACGAACTGAAGGCAAAGTTGAACAAGGTTCTTGGTGCTGGTGGCGTTGCTGGTGCAACTGCTACTCGGATTGATGACGAGGAGGCTGATGCTCCTGTTGTTCGTTCTGCTCCTGCCAAGAAAGTGACGGCTGAAAGTGTCAGCGTCGATGACGACGATATGGCGTTCTTTGAGCGTCTGGCAAAAGACTAAACATCGCTTATAAGCACGGTGTGCGTTCCATAGTGATGTTTGGGGGGACTAGAAATAGTCCCCCTTTTTTTATGCAATAATCGCTGAAGTAAATGATGTTGGGTGAGCAAAATCTCTTGATATTGCTCGATTAAATGCATTTTCATCTGATCTAGTTGATGCTTTTTGCATTGGCTGGTTTGGTGGTGGAGTTGCTTGTTTACCGCCGCCACTCGAATTATTGACTACCATTGGTGCTGCTGTTGGTGGTGCCGCTTGTGCAGTCATTTGTGATGATGCCAGTTGAGCAGAACCTTGAGCAACTTGATTTCCTGTTGTACTTACTACAGGAGTTAATTGCGCACTACTAGAAGGAGCTGCAGCGACCATGGAAGGTGCTGCTGTTGAAGGTGCTGCAGCGACCATGGAAGGTGCTGCTGTTGAAGGTGTTGCAGCGACCGAAGGTGCTGCTGCAGGAGGTGCTGCTGAAGGTGCTGCAGCGAACATGGAAGGTGCTGCTGCAGGAGGTGCTGCTGTAGTTGAACCGCCACCACCACCACCACCTCCACCGCCTCCACTAGCTGGTGCACCAGCAGAGGCAACGAGACCACTCTCTCCAGAATATGCATTCACTTTAGCAAGAATTTCTGCGCCATAACCTTTTGTTAAATCTAGATTACCACCAATTGCTTTTGTAACTGCATAATTTGCTGTCTTTTGATCTGCAAAATCTTGCTTACCCTTTAGAGCTGTCATCACATATGACGCAGAGATTTTGGCTGCAACTGTAGGGTCATTGGCTAAATCTGGATTTTTCACAAGATCTTCACCAACCTTTTTTCCATAAAATCTGTAATTATTTTTGCCAGTTAATTGAATGTATCCTCTACCGCGATACTTAAATCCATCTCCAGGTTCAGTATTGCCCATTGATTGTCCAATTGACGTATCCTTACCATACATCAACTCACCCATCGATGTTGGACTAGATTTAATTTGTGTCAATTGTGCATCATCGTATCTTGCTGCACGCTTTCCAAAAATTTTGCGAATTCTATCAAGAGCTGTATTCTTGTAATTCATATTTTCAGAAATTGGTTTAAAATTAGATTCTTTTTTAATATTTGCGAGCAAGGCAATTTGAGCAAATTTATTATTCAGACCAGCCTCTTGCATTGCAATATTGATAGGTGATCCAGTCATATTTTTTATATCACTACTCACTGACTTATCTGTTTCTGCAAGACTTTGAGTTATACCTGCTTCAGTTGAAGATACATCAATAGACCCTCTGCTACCGCCGCTGCCACCGCCAGTTCCACCGCCGCCAGTTGCAGCAGTTACAGGACCTGATCTCGCAGCTGCAGTTGCTGTTGAAACAGTTGATGATCCAGGCATTGCACCTCGATTGGCTGCACTTACAGGAGAAGCTGGCGGTTTAGGGGCTGGTGCTGCAACTGCAGCTGCAGACTTAACGCTTAATTTCAATGCATTATATTTTTCAGGATTGGCGTTAATTCTGGCAATAGCATCGCGAGCTGTTGCACTTCTCTTATCTCCTGGACCATAAGCATCAATAAGATCTTTATATTCTTGTGGTAAATCATTGAGCCCATATTTCTTACCATCTACTATGTAACCAGTAGTTGCACCTTTAGGATCGTAAAGAACTTTGAGACCATAAATTCGCTCTAACTCTTTCATAGGTTTCTTTGCTTCATCTGCTGCTTTGCCTGAAGCCATGTAAGCAGCACCACCTACGACTAATCCTACGGTTCCAATAGCTGTAGCTGCCACTGTAGCACCAGGTGCTGCTGCTCTCGCATATCTTAATGCGCGGAGAGCGTTAGTTTTGAATTTACCTGGTTTTTTGTTTGTTTTTGGGTTTGGGCGATTTCTTCTTCTATCTGGTGTATCTATATCAAAGCCATCATCGCCAGAATTATTTTTTCGTATTAGATCATCAAGTTTTTGATGAATTGATTTATTATTGTCTTGACCTAAACTTTTTAGAATCGATTCTACCGTATCCGCTAAACGAATCATTGGATCTTCATCTGCCGCAATTGCTGCGCTCAATGCATCTGTTCTAGAGATACCTGTGTTTCCTCGTTTTACTGCACCAGTTTCTTTAAACTGCGCAAAGGTTGCATCTGAACTTTTAGCAAATTTTCCTTTAGCGTCTCGATATAAGGTTTTTCCAGTTGTTGGATCAATCTCTGATTTAAATCCTCTATTTACAAGAGTAAATTTTGCAAGGGCGCGTACATTTTTTTTAATCTCTACAATATCACGCACTAAATTTTTAAAACCTGAGATATCATCTCTTTTTTTGACACTTTTTATTTTGTCTTTATCATTTTTTTTATCTAGATCGAACTTTGCTCGAGCTTCTTTAACTCGATCAGCAGATTCCATTTTTTCAAGACCGAGATTTTTAAACAAATCACCTAAATCTTTTCCAAGTAGACCCTCAAAAAATGCTTGTCGACGACCTGTCGTCCCTTTTATCGCAATGGCATATTCTTTTGCCATTTCAGACCTTGCTGATGCTGATGCAAAGGCACCTCCGATAAGCCCCTTTCCTTCTCTTGCAGCTGCGGCTGCAGCATCTGCCGCTTTTTCATATGCAGCTGAACGCTGTGAACCTTTAGAGGATTTTTTATTCTTTGCAACTTCTTTGATGATACTATCCAAAACACCTTTTGGTGCATTTGGTAATTCTCTCTTTAAAGTTTCTTGTAATTTTTTTGGATCTATTTCCATTTATTTTTATCTTCTGCGTTGCATTTCTAACATCTTCATCTTTTCATTTTGCTCTTTTACCATCTCTTGTAGCATAGTTATGTAAATTTGTTTTTCCCAAGGTATCAGATTATCTAACTCACTTAAAGAATACTTATGATGTTGCATCAATGAAAAATTAGTTGTATAGTAATTTTTCAAGTTCTCATAACCAAGAATTAATCGAAAAAACTTAGAATACCCTCCACATGCACATTATGCACGAATTGACATTTGCTGCATGTCAGTTCCTGTTCTAGAACTACACGAGGGCTGGTTAAGAAAAACTGCTTGATATTTTGCACTTGATCAAGCGTTAAATTATCAAAGAATGCCATTAATTCTTCTTTTGTGACAGAGTTTTTTTTGTAAACTTGATCTTGATCATAGATATAATCAAGATACTCTGCAATTATCTCATATCCACCATCATCAAATTTATCATCTAATGCTGCTTGTGGAATCGATATCGATGGATAATTAAACTTAACTCCCACATTTTCTGTTAATTTGATAATACTAGAATGATTTTCTATATCTTGATACTTGATATTTTTTAATAGAAGATCAAATTCTGTAGCATGACCACATTCTTTATCCTCTACAACATTGTTACATGTATGGATCATCTGGGCTGTTTCGCCGACTGAGTTAATTCGCAGATGTAAAAAGAACATCTCAACATCAAATGTTGGAAGATTGTCGACATCTATTTCATCTATACAACAATTTGTAATGATTTGTTTGATAGTTGATGTGATTTCATTTAAATTGTCTGCTTCTTTTGCAATCAAAAGAAGTTTTTCTTCTTTAACAAGAAATGGTCGAAAACGAATATTCTTATCAAGCGATTTTAAATACACTTCATGTATAGGATGTTCAATTTTTGGCAAAGGCATAATTTACTCCACAGTTTAAAAATTAATAACTACCACTTGCACCACCACCAGCAAATCCTCCTCCTCCACCACCTTGAAAGGGTGGTTGTGTTGTTTGCGGTCTTGATGATGGTCGTTGATCGGTGACAGGTGGTTGAGAACCAGAGGCAGGTTGACTTGGATTCGATGGGGTTCTACCATCTTTATATACTGCTCTCTCTAGATCACCAGTTAACCAGTACTCATATCTAAATGTTACAGCGAGACGATGAATTCCATCATCTGCCCAATTTAAATTCATTGGTGCAATTGATGTAGGAAATATATTGTAGAATTGCACTTTGTACATGATTATTGGGCGATCATCTTCTCCCTCAACTCCTTGGGTTGTAGCCTCTGCAAATTGATTGATTTCAAGCGATGGAGCTAGATATGCAATTCTATAATTTGGATTATAACTTGTATTAAATGGAATAACAAGATTTAGCCATTTATCAAATAATTTTTTCTCCCAGAAATCACCAGAGCAAATAAATGTTAATGTTAGATCTCCAAATGTAGGAAAAGAGGCAACTGGTGCAGCAACACCATAGTAGCGACCGTCGACGGTATTTACAGTATATCCTGGGAGTTCTGTTGTTTCGCATTGAAAGCGAAGGTCAGTGGCATCTAAACCTAATCTGGTTGGTGCAGTAATTCTAACATCGAATTTCGAAGTTTTTGCGAAATCATCATGTTTTGCAAAATGATCTCTAAATTGATTTATATTAAATGCCATTAAGATCTATACACCATCTTTTCAAAAGGAAGAAATATTGCTGTTTCCCAATTATCTGGCTCGATATAAATTAATGGAGACATGATATGAGAAAACAAATAACGCTTTATGCAAGGTTCAATTAATCGATATCTTCTAGATTTAGAGAGTAAATCATATGACAATCTAAACTTTGTCGTATCATCATATTTATCATTACTTATAAAGTCATGTAAACGATCTAAAAGAACTAAACGACTTGACGGGTCTAAGTAATGTAGATTTAATCCTAGGAACCCATCACTATATGTTTCCATAGGAAGAACCAGTGGAAATTTGTCCCACATCGGAAGAATGTCTTTAAGTTTAGGGTCATAATGATACAGGTACATTCTTCCTACAAAGGCTTGCGACGAAATTCGTTTTGCATCATTTAGAAGATTAGATCGATTAGACGGAATCTTGAGTTTTGAGAGCTGTGCTCCAATAAATCCACGAGCTGCCTCGGTGCGAGGTTTAATGCCTGCGGCTGTCATCTCTTTATTCAATTTATCAAATAATGATGGCATTAGATACCTATATCTTTTTCAGTAACAACCTTAAACTGCCAATTTCGATCTTTACAGTATTCTACAGCAGCCTTCCATTTTGCTTCATTTACACCCCAAGTCATAACCTCATTGATGTATTTTCGAGTTATTTTGCTTCTTTTCTCTGGGGGTTCAGCCTGACTTTTTGGCTTAACTTCGAGAATCATCGCCTCTAGAATCCCTTGTTTGTTCCGAACTCTTGCAAAAAAGTCAGGAAAATATCGATGCCAACGATTGTCTATTGGAGATAAATAGGGTATTATAATCTCCTCATTAGACCATTCAATTACATTTGAATTTATATCCAAGTGTGTCATAACTCGGCGTTCCCACAGAGATCTATACCAGATGTTTGTAGGATCACCTAAATATTTGTTAGTATTCTTAGGACTAAATTTACCAGAGTAAGCCATGCATTTATTTAGTAGAGAACAATATAATGTCAATTATTGATTTAAAAATTGCAAGAGGTCCAAATAAGCTCTTCGAAGGAACTAATTTTGATTTTAAAGATTTAAGATTTCCTCCAGGCGTTGGTAATAATCCAAGGCTATTACATTCTATAAAATTTACTCCTACTGTTCAGAATAAATCTAGTTATACTGTAACAAAAACGACAGGTCCAAGTGCGGCAGATGTAAATCGAGCGGGTGGTGCGCAACTTGGAAGTAATACAGATCCATTTGGTGTTGGTTCTGCTTTAGGAATTACAGCGGGATTAGGTACACTTGGTGGTATAGCTGCAATAGGGAAGGCGGTTGATGATATCTCGAAAGGTGATATTGGTGATGTTGCTAAAGTTGGGATCAATGCTGCGGGTGGTGCAGTAGCTGGTGTTGGGAAGGGTGCATTAGCTGGTGCAATAATTAGTGCAATTGATCTAACGAGAAAAACTCGAAGAGCTGCAGGTTCAATTACTCTCTATATGCCCGATACTGTAACTCAAACTCAAGTAGCGAACTATGATGCAGTTTCTATGACAGAGGCTTTTGGAGATGCTGGATTGATAGCGCAAGCAGGTGGATCTGTAATTGAAAGTGCGTTTGCTGCAGCAAAGTCAGATAGCATTAATTTCGGTCAAACACCAGGTTCAGGTGCTATAGCAGAGGTTGGTGCGAAAGTTGCAGGAGCAACTGGAGCATTTGGTGGAAATATTGAAAAAGCACTTTTATTTTCTGCTGGAGTTGCAAAAAACCCACAGGTTGAATTACTATTTGAAAACATTGCAAATAGAGAATTTCTTTTCGACTTCAAGTTTGTGCCAAGAAATCCACAAGAGTCGAAAGATATTATTAAAATTATTCAAACCTTTAGATTTTTTGCTGCACCTGAAATTCCAACATTAGGAAAAGGTCGCTATTTTATACCACCATCAGAATTTGATATCCAGTTTATGGTTGGCAATAAAATAAATCCAAATCTTCCTCTTATCTCAACATGTGTGTTAGAAGGCATTGATGTAAATTACGGCAGCGCAGGACAATGGACTGCATTTTTTGATGGTATGCCAGTTGAAATTTCAATGCAGCTTCGATTTAAAGAAGTCGAAATTTTGCACAAAGAACTTATACAACAAGGTTACTAATGAAATACTTCGAAAGTTTTCCTGGAACAATTTATACATTCGATAAGAATACTTTAAACAATCAACTTGTAACAAATATTCTTGCAAGATCTACATTTTTAAAGGAAATTGCAAATAATACTAGCATTGCATATGAATACGAGGTAAAAGAAACCGATACTCCAGAGATTATTGCATATAAGATTTATGGTGATGCAAATCGAAGTTGGATCATCCTTTTGTTTAATCAAATTATTAATCCTTACTACGATTTTCCATTAAAAAATGATGCGCTTGAAACATTCATTCAACAAAAATACAATCAAACAATCAATGAAGCACTTACAACGATTCATCATTATGAAAAAGAGGTAACAAAAGAAACATTTTATGGGCAATTATTGATAGATAAATCAACTCAAACATACAGTATTGGTGAATTTGATGTAGATTATTCGGATAATTCAATAATACCTAACACGCTTCCTGGTACAGCAGATACATCTTTACCTATAAGTATAGAAACTGTAGTTTTTCCTGAATATACTTTAAAAATTACTACTATACATAAAGCAATTTCTAATTATACAAATGAATTAAACATAAATGATGCAAAACGATCAATCAAAATCTTAGAAAGTGTATATGTTCAACAAGTTGAAGATGAATTTAGGAGTTTAATGGCTGATGGCAGATAATGGTGTAAATAACTCAAAAGACTATGAGATAAAAAGTCTAGAGTTAATTAATTCTGGTGGTCAAACGATCGATTTGCGAGACATTTTTGTTGAATTGCAAATTTTTCAAGACATCTATTCTTCTGTCATGAGTGGAAACATACTTATCAATGATGGTAATGATACTTTTTCTAATTTTTATTTGTGCGGTAATGAATATCTAAAGGTAAGCATCGACAAACCTGGATTAAATCGTCCATTAGAAAGACTTTTTAGAATTTACAAAACTACAGATAGAAATCCATCGACTGATTCGGGTCAAACATACCTTCTTCATTTTTGTTCTGATGAATTGATATCATCACAAACACTAAATGTGAGTAAAGCGTATAAATCGACTAAAATTAAAAATATTGTTTCAGATATTCTATTAAACGAACTAGGTGTTGATCCACAGAGAATTGCAAATTTAGAAGATACTTCTGGATCTTTTGATCTAGTTATTCCTGGGTATAGACCATTTGAAGCAATTCAATGGGTAACTTCTCGTGGGTATGATCAAAAGAAATTTTGTTATTTCTTTTTTGAGAATAAAAATGGGTTTAATCTGATATCGTTACAAACCATGATTAAACAAAAACCATATAAAAAAATTAGATATGAGATTAAGAAATCACAAAGTGATCCAGCATTAAATAAAGATTCGATTGACGATTTTACTATTTTAAGTGATTTTGATATGCTAACCTCAATATCAAATGGGTCATTCTCTTCTCGATTGCTATCGATTGACATATTCTCGCAAAAATTTGAGAATGTTGATTATAATTTGCTTGCAGCAGAAAGCCAAGGAAATTTAATAAACAAATTTAAACCTGTAAATTCATTTAAAAATTCTAAGAATGAAACTCTTTTCAATTCACCATTTTCATTCTATAGAACTTACCTGACAACCAATGATACTATCTCAGAAAAAAGTAATGATATTAAATTTTGGTTATTACCAAGAGCATTACACATGACGCTACTGAATCACTTTAGAATTCGAGTTGTAGTTCCTGGTGATATTGAGATGAAAGCAGGTGATATGATTGATTATGAATTTCCTTTATTTGAAAGTGCTCAAACAGGCGGTAAAAAGTTCGATAAAGCAAGAAGTGGTAAATATTTGGTTGCCTCAATCAATCATAAATTTAGAAGCACCTCCTATGAATGTGTTGCAGAATTAGTTGCTGATTCTTTTTCTGAAGCGATGCCTGTGGCAAAAGATGGATTAAATAAATTGACTAAAAAAGGTAAATAATTAAGTTATGCCAGGAGCAAAAAAAAGTTTTATTGGACTTGAGGGATTTATCTGGTATATTGGCGTCGTTGAAGATCGCCAAGACCCAGAGCAACTTGGTCGTGTCCGCGTTCGCTGCTTTGGTTGGCATACGGATGAAAAAAGTAAAATTCCAACAGAGCAATTACCTTGGGCGCATCCAGTAATTCCTGTTAACAGTCCAAATGCATATACACCGAAAGAGGGTGATATGGTTTTTGGGTTTTTTATCGATGGCGATAATGCACAGAACCCTGCAATCATGGGTGTGCTTCCAGGAAAGCCTGATGGCAAACCGAACTATACAAATGGATTTAGTGATCCAAGAACGAGTTTTGGGTCAGCACCAAATAAACCAGATGATCCTGCAGAAGCATATCCAAAGGGTAAGTATCTCAAAGAACAAACTACAAATCGTCTTGCTCGCGGCAAAGCAGATTCAACTGTAATTGCTACAAGAAAAAAGAATCTCAAGAAGAACATCGTTTCAGCAGGTGGAGTTTCTTGGAGCGAACCACCTCCTGCGTTTGCGCCAAAGTATCCATATAACAATGCTCTTGAAACTGAATCGGGGCATGCATTAGAATTCGATGATACTCCAGGTCAAGAGCGTATTCAATTGGCTCATCGTAAAGGTTCGTTCATTGAAATTGATCGAGATGGTAACGAAGTACACAAAGTTGTAAAAGACAATTATGAACTTGTGATGGGTTCCGACTATGTCTTTATCAGTGGTAAATGTTCTGTCACAGTTGGTGGAGATTGCAATCTAAAGGTTGGCGGTAATATGAATGTAGAAGTTGCTGGTGGCATTAATATGTCAGCTGGTGGCGATATTCGTATGAAAGGCAAGAGTGTGTTTGTAGAATCAACTGCAACTATGGATTTGAAATCTGGATCTACAACGAGCATCCAATCTTCAGGTAAATCAAGCATCAAGGGCAGTCAAGTTGCTCTAAGTGGCAGCAGTGTAGAGGTAGACGGAACTCTCAACGTTAAGTCTGGAACTAACTTGAAGGCAACTGGTGCAGATTCACGAGGCGATTCTCATAATCTAAGCGTTTCTGGTTCTGGTGCTTCTTCTGCATCGAGTGCCGCTGGTGCTGGTCTTTCTGCGGGAGGAATGGCTCCAGAAGTATCTGATCTTCAGGCTGCAACCGACGCAAATAAGGCTATTGAATCCTCAGTTAGTGCCGCTTCTTCAGTTGCGGCTGCGACTTCTGCTGCAGCCGCTGCAATTACTTCTGCATCAGATTCTATAGTTTCTGTTGGATCAACAATTGGTAAATCTGTTGCAGGAATTACAGAAACTATCAATAATGTATTCACCGATATAACTAAAAACGCAGACGTAATTATTAAAGATTTTAGCAGTAAATTGCCAATCGGAGAATTGACACAGAAGGTGCAAATCTTCGAAGGTGTTGTTAATATGAAGCGAGGTGAAATATTATCTCTCAAGGACGACTTGAGAAATGTAGTCATAGATAAAATCGGCAATATCGATGAACTATCTGCACTCAGAAATATTGAATTTAATGTAGATTCAGATCTACTACCACAGAAATTAACTGAAAAAATTCAAACGGTTCTTGGCAAGCGAATTTATCCTTTAACAGAAAGCATCTCTGTAGTCGATCAACAAATAACAAATGAGATAGACAGAACGTTGAATAGATTGATCTAAAATCGCTAATAAATAACATATAATTCTGCACTCACGGAAACATCAAAATAATGAGTTCGATCGTTCGAAAATTCTCTGATCTAGATCTTAATTTTTCAGCTCATCCTGTAACAAAAGATGTGATAAAAAAATTAAATGATAATGCGATTGCAGGCTCAATTCGAAATCTATTGCTAACCTCGCATTATGAGCGTCTATTTAATCCAGAACTTGGATCAAATCTTAAAAAGATGCTATTTGAACCAATCGATAATATCACTACCTCTATTATACAAGGAATGATACTTCAAACCATAAAAAATTATGAGCCACGAGTAACAATTCAAGATGTAATTGCAACACCAGATTATGATAACGATAGATACGACATTAAAATTGTATTTTTTGTAAACAATACTTTAGAGCCGATCACGGTCTCTTTTTTCCTAGAACGGGTAAGATAACATGGCAAATGTTGACTCAAAACTAAAAGTTGCAGAATTAGACTTCGAAGCAATCAAGTCTAATCTAAAAGGTTTCCTTAAATCTCAATCAGAGTTCAGCGACTATAACTTTGAAGGTTCTGGTTTGTCAATTTTGCTTGATGTTCTTGCCTATAATACTCATTATATGGGCTATTATCTGAATATGGTCTCGAACGAGATGTTTATCGATACCGCAATCAAACGCGAATCAGTTGTTTCTCACGCAAAACTACTCGGATATGTTCCTCGTTCACGAGTTTCTCCTCGTGCATTGATTGATCTAGAAATTACTCCAGTTCAAAATGATTCAAATAGTGCGATTGCAATTCCACGATTTACTAAATTTGTTTCTGAAACTATCGACGGTCAAAATTTTATTTTTGTGAATCCTGCTACTAGAGTTGTCTCTAAAAATTTAAGTACTGGATTATTTGTTGTTGAGTCTCTAGAAATCAAAGAAGGTCAGCCAAACGGCATAACCTTCTCATATAATTCTCAAACTAATCCAAAGCAGATCTTTGAATTACCAGATATTGGCATTGATACATCAACACTTCAGATTAAAGTACAACGATCAGCTCAAAATGCTAATCAAGAAACTTATATACTCGCCGAAGATGCTACGAATGTAAACGAGGATGCTGCTGTTTATTATCTAGAAGAAAATAAAAATGGAAAATATCAAATTTCTTTTGGTGACGATGTAATCGGTAAGGCATTAGTTGAAGGAAATATTGTTATTGTCTCATATTTGATTACATCTGGAACACTAGCAAATAATTTGAAAGAATTTAGACCTCTAGATACTATTTTAAATGGAGCAACGGTTGTCACAACTCTAGTTAGTGCCTCTACTTCAGGCGCGGCAGCAGAAAATATCGAAAAAATTCGTTTTACTGCGCCAAAAGCATTTATTTCTCAAAATAGAGCAGTGACAAAAAACGATTACATTGCTATTATTAATCGTGAATATCCATATTTTGAAGCAGTTAATGTGTGGGGTGGTGAAGAGAATATTCCACCAGTTTATGGTAAGGTATTTTTCACTGCAAAACCACTTGGTGGCTATGAAATTACTACAACTGAGATTGAATTTGTAAAAAATTCTGTAATTAAGCCATATTCAGTGCTTACTGTTACACCTGAATATGTTGAAGCGGATTATAATTACCTTAATCTTGATGTCGAAGTCAATTTTGATCCGACAAAAACAGATAAAACGGCTGGTGAGATTGATGCTGCAGTAATTTCAGCGATTAGATCGTATGCAAGCACTAATCTAAACAAATTTAACTCTTCATTTAGAGTTTCACAGCTGTCAAGAGCAATAGATGACGCTGATCCATCAATTATAAGCAATGATGTGAAGGTGTATCTAGAAAAACGATTTGCTCCAGATGTGAATCGCACATTAAGTTATACTCTTAACTTTGGAACTGAATTAAAACAAGGCACAACAACCGAAAGAATTCTTTCAGCTCCATCATTTAAGTATAATGATGATTCTGGAATTGTAAGAGACTGTTTTATCGAAGAAGTTTTGCAATCATTTACTGGAGTAGAATCAATTGATGTTGTAACTGGTGGAAGTGGTTATGTTTCTACACCAACAGTTGTAATCAATGGTGATGGCACTGGTGCTTCTGCGAGAGCATTGATTGTAAATGGTGCTGTAAAACGAATTGAGATTACTAATCCTGGAACTGGATATACCTCTGCAACCGTTTCAATTAGCGGTGGTGGTGGTTCGGGTGCAATCATCAAAGCAAGTCTTGAAGGTCGTGTTGGTCGTTTAAAAATCTATTACTTTGACACTCAAAATGTAAAGAAAACATTAAATGATAATATCGGATCTGTTGATTATAATAGCGGAGTTGTAACTTTAAATAGTTTTGCGCCAGTAGAGATCTCTGATGCGTTTGGAACATTAGTCCTAAAAGCAATTCCTACAAAAAGAGTATTTTCTTCAATTAGAAATAGACTTACTGTTTTAGATATAACTGATCCAGCTTCAATTGTAACAAAAATTAACGCTGTGGTAGAGTCATAATATGACTGCAACTTCGAAAACAATATCTTCATTAATTAAGTCTCAAGTTCCAGACTTTATTAATGCTGAACACCCAAAATTTAAGAGATTCTTAGAGCTGTACTACACTTGGCTTGAGAATAATTCAGCCAATGGAATCTCCAATACCGCTGGTAATACAATTTATCATGCAATGGGCATAGAAAATTATAGAGATATTGATCAAACACCACCAGAATTTATAAAGTATTTTAAGCAAGAATTGCTTCCACATTTTCCAGAAAATACTGCTCTCAGCACAGAAAAGATTCTAAAAAGCGCAAGAGAATTTTATAATAAAAAGGGAACTGATGAGTCAGTTCGTTGGTTATTTAAAGCATTATTTGACGAAGATATTGAGATAACATTCCCAAAAGAATCGATCTTAAAAACATCAGATGGTAAGTGGATAAAACCAAAAGCATTTCGAATTAATATTTCGGAGTCTAATAAAAATCTAGATGTAAATCTTCTTGAGAAACGATTGATTCGAGGAGTTGAATCTGGCGCGACTTGTATTGTTGAATCTGCAAATAGAAATATTGATCCAACAAATGGTCGTGAGATCATGGAGATCTACATTTCTAATATCAAGCAAAATTTTAATAATGGAGAATTCATTGAAATTGATTACTTAGATGGAAATGGTATTGCAAGGGTATTCAGTGAACAAATTATTGGTACTCTCTCAAACATTCGACTCGATTCAAATATTCGTTCAGACCCACAACAGCGACGCCGTGGATTATTATATAATGTTGGTGATCCAGTTGTGGTTACTGGTGGTCTTAGAAATTCTGCAGAAGCAGATGATGCTATAGCAATTGTTGGTAATGTTACACTTGGTTCTATCGAAGCAGTATTAAGAATTTTCCCTGGATATGGATATCGTCTTCACTCAAATACAGAAACAATTGTCTTCAGAAGTATTGGTGATGATCCAAATTCAAATCTTTCTACTGATTTGCGCGTTTTAGCATTAAATTTAACTGCGTGTACATCAAACAGCCAGCGTAATTTCATAGAATCTATCACTTATGATAAATCAGTTATTGATTACTTATCTGATACCGTTATTGGAGATGCTAATCTTGCAGCATTTACAACGAATAACATAAATTCGTTGATCAATGTCACTGAAAATGATAAAGATGATCCATATGATAACTTTGAGGAAATTTGGGCAAATGGCACTAACTTTTTTGATGCATTGTTTACTGCTAAAATAGCAACACCAAATAACGCTATATTTGGTGTTGGCGGAGTTAGTGCAAATACTGGTAATTTATTTGTTTATGATGTTTCGAACACTGGACCACTTGCAACAGTATTAACTGGTGCTCAAATAAACACGAAAAATACCACTAAATCTTTTATATTTAATAGTGTGACAAATGCAAGTGTTCCTGCAAATGCAAATAGTTTGATTATTCAGTGTTTAGATTTTGAAACTGTAAATACAGGTGGTGTTGCTCTTGTATCTGTGCTAGATGGTGGTGCAGGATTTAGAACAGAACCATCGATTCAGATTACATCTCATTATGATACACATTTATCTGAGCAATATAATTATGAAACGCAAAAATCATTAAAGAAAACATATTGGCAAACATTTAAAGACCTTGGTTTAATTGCACATGTTTCCATTGAGAATGGTGGTAGTGGATATGTTATTGGAGATGGATTGCGATTTACTGGTCGTGGATATGATGCTAATGGATATGTTCAAACTGTTGGTGCAAATGGAGCAATCACATCAGTAATATTAGATAATAGAGGTGAGGGTTATTATGCACGACCATCAATCGCCGTTCAATCTAGCGGTGGTTCTGGTGCAGTTTTCACTGGTTATTTGTTTGGTGATGGTGAAGAGCACTCTATTGAAACAAGTGCTCTTGGTCGCATTAGAGACATTCGTTTAGTTTATCGCGGATTTGACTATGTTAATACTCCAAATGTTTCATTAAAAGTTGTAGACACAGTAATCAATCCAGTTCCAGAAGCCAATACATTTACAGAAAATGAATTTATTTTTCAAGGGGCATCACTTGCTGCTTCAACTTTCCGCGCTAATGTGAAATCATATAATGCTACTTCGGGAGTATTACGACTTTTCAACTTCTCTGGCGCGATAAACAATACAATAGATTTGATCACATCAAGTGGTGTTTTTTGTAATGTAAACACATCTGCGAATGTTCCCGCTCCCGCTCAATATACATCATCTATTATCGATATTGGATTACCAAATCCAATGTACTACGGTAATGGTCGAGCAAAAGCCAATGCTCTATTTGCTAATGGACTAATCGAGTTTAATGGATTTTTCTTAAACACAGACGGATTCTTAAGTGCAGATAAAGTTCTGCAAGATGATACTATCTATCACAATTTCTCATATATTGTACGATCAGATAAAAATCTTGTTGATTTTGAAACACCAATTAAAAATATTGTTCATCCGTCTGGTCTAGAATTAATTTCCAAGACTATGATTCGATCGGAAGAACAAGTCGATATTCCAGTGTTTGCAAATGTCGATTTAATCATGCCTGGAAATGGAACATCAAATGTACAGGTATCTAATTCGTACTCAAACATAGTTACTGGGAATTCAACATTGTTCTTACCAAATGTTGGAAGTATTGATTATTCGAATACACGAGTAAATGTGGGTGATTTATTGATCATCGCTGATTCTACAAGATTGCCTATCTCTAAAATTGTATCAAATGTTACAAGTAACACTCAACTTGAGGTTTTTGGTGATTTTATTTACGCTGGACAGGGATTAGTCAAGAGCAATGTTCAATTTACTAATCTTACAGGGACTGTAAGTACAACCAACAGTAACAATGTGATTGTTGGTATAGGAACTACGTTTAACACACAATTAATTGCAAATAATATAATTAAAGTTAATAATGAAACAAGAGAAGTCATTACTGTTACAAATGCGTTACATTTAATTGTAAACGCAAATTTAAACTTTACCTCCTCTGGAAATACACTACAAAAACTTGCAAATACAACACTCGTTGTCTATGGTAATACAAATGGTGTATATGAGATGGTGCAGGCAGGAGACAATGTTTCATTTAATATTGCAGCAGCCAATGTAATGGGTGCTCAAACTGGAACTGTACAAGTATTTACGACAAATACTCAAGTTATTGGATCATCTACTGCGTTTTTAACTCAACTTAAAGCCAATGATGTTGTAATGATTAATGGTCAGTTAAAACAAGTAATAAATATCGCTAATAACACAATGATGAATGTCAATTCTGCATCTATATCTGCGCAATCGGGTATAATTTACTTTAAACAAGCAACCAGCCAAAATGCTAATGTTCTTTCTGTTTCTGGAAATAACATCTCATTGAATATTGCTTATAATGCGAATGTATCAAATCTTGTGTATCTTGTTGTACCAAACCTAGCAATTGAGAATTACGAATATAAAGTCGTATCTCTTTCAGTATATTGAGGAATAAATGAAATCTTTACTCACACCGCTATTCAGTAATTTTTTGATAAATGATATCAAAGATCATTTTGCTAATGATGCAAATACATTTATTTTTGTCGGTCGCTCGTTAAACTTTGGTTCTAACGCAGCAAATCTACCCGAAATTGTTTGGTCAACCAATGAACAAAATCAATTATATCGAGAAATAGTCGGTGCTAAAAAAATACAAGCCTCAGACATACAACCAGTAGTTTCTAGAGTCGATTGGGCTGCAAATACAAAGTATGACTCATACGATAATAATGTTGAATTGACCTCATACATAGATTTTTTCAATATCGGAACTGCAAATTCTAATTCAAATACAGTTCTATCTGGCACGGCAAATATTGCAGGATCCAATGTATTGATAGGAAATGGAACATCGTTTACAACATTCTTATTTCCTGGTGATCTAATCTCTGTTAATTCGTCAATCAAATCTGTTGTCTCTGTAACCAATAACGATCATTTAATTGTCAACAGCGCATTTGTAAATGTGAATACTGGTGCATCAATCACTAGAATTGCGAATGCTAGAATTGTAGTCGCAAATAGTGCGGCATTTGTTGGTAATGTTGAAACAGGTAATGTCATCGTAATCGGAGAAGACGCAAGAGAAGTTGTTGCTATATTAAGCAATAAAGTTATCTCATTAAATGCTAATTTAACATACTCCAATTCTAATGTGACTGTTTCTAGAAAAGATAACACTTACCCATATACCGCAAATACCTTTTATGTTCGCAATACTCGTGATCAAATTTTTAAAGTTTTGTTCAATAACAATTATGCAAACTCTACAATTGAACCAACGATTGATATTGATGGACAGTTACCAGAAAATCCATTTATTTTGACAGCTGATGGATATAAATGGAAATATTTGTATACTATTCCACCTGGATTAAAACAAAAGTTCTTTACAAATAAATGGATGCCTGTAGTAAGCGATCCTGCTGTAACAGTTGCATCTGTAGATGGTAGAATTGATATTATTAATGTTCTTTGGGGTGGTTCTGGATTCATCAGCGGAGGTAATAGTAACATTGCTTCGATATTATCGATAACTGGTACAGACGGCGTCGGTGCAAATCTAGTCGCTAAAGTTGTTGATGGTAGTATCGAAAGTGTATCTATTTTAAATGGTGGAAATAGTTATACTCGAGGCACTGTAACTGTTAATGATAACAGTCGTCTTGGTGCGAATACTCTCCTAGGAACCGTAAATGTTACTGGAACAACAGTAAGTAGTAATCTCTCAAATCTTTCATATTTTGTTGGAAATGTGAGAACGAACGATATCATCACAGTTAATGGGCAATCTAGAAATGTTGTTACAGTGGTAAACTCGACTTTCTTAACAGTTAATACTGGATTTAGTGATGCAAATACTCAAGTTGCGATTATAACTCGATCAAATCCTGTATTCGATCTACAAATCGGACCGCATAGAGGTCATGGGTCAGAACCAATAATCGAACTTCGTACACACAGTTTAATGATAACTGTAGAGTTAAATGATACGGAAAACGAAACAATTCCGATGAGTGATTCTACAAATTTATTCGATTTTAATCGTGTGGGCATTCTGCAAGATCCATTAACAGCGAATGGTGTAGTTTTTGCAAATGCGACAAATTATAGACTATCAACTCGATTATTGGTTAGCGATCCAGGAATAACCAATTTCACAAACGATGAGACGGTCTATACTGGTACTTCAATCGAAAATGCAAATGCTGTAGCAAATGTTGTACATTGGTCTCCAGGTGATAATTATTTGTACATAAATAACATTACTGGACGATTGACAGGGTCGCAGATTATCAAGGGTTTAACTTCTGGTGTAACAGTACCGATCCTTGAGATTGCAAACTCTGAGATTAAAACCTTTAGTGGTGATATAATTTATGCTGAAAATAGAACAAATATTGTTCGAAAAGATAACCAAATCGATCAAGTTAAGATCGTACTTTCATTCTAGGTAAAAATCTATGCAGTTTAATATTAATCCATACAATGATGATTTTGAGCAAAATGCGTTAGATAATAACTATATGCGCATTATGTTTAAGCCTGGTAGGGCTGTGCAGACCCGCGAGTTGACACAGATACAGTCAATCTTACAAAATCAGATTAAACAATTTGGAGACCATGTTTTCCAAGATGGATCTCCAGTTATCGGTGGTAATTTAACGCTCGATAATAAAACTACATTTATTAAGCTCCTAGAAACATTTGAAAATACAGATATCGAGGTCGAAGAATTTAACGGCACGGTGATTCGAAACACCTCTGGTACAGTCCAGGCAAAGGTTTTAGCAACGCACTTCCCAACCGACGGTATTCCGACGCTCATGGTTCGTTACATAACTGGTAATGAATTTATAGATGGAGATACAATCACTATTGCGGGAACAACAACAAGAGCGCAGTTAATTGCATCAAATTCAACTGGTTTCGGGACCATAGTTTCCATCAATGAAGGCGTGTTTTATGCTGATGGGTTCTTTGTACAGGTCGGCAATCAAACCACAGTTGTTTCTGCATATTCAACTAGTGCAAATGTTAAAATTGGTCTAGAAATCAACGAAGAGTTTATTGATAGTGACATCGATGCAACTCTTTTAGACCCAGCACAAGAATCATTCAACTATCAAGCTCCAGGCGCAGATCGTTATCAATTTAGTTTGATTCTTTCGACGCGTCCTATTGATACAGTTATCGACGAATCAAAGTTCTTCGAATTAATGCGCGTTGAGAATGGCGCAGTTACAAAACAAGTTAAGTATCCAATTTATGCTGAACTTGAAAAAACGCTTGCTCGTCGCACATTTGATGAATCAGGCGATTATACTGTAAAACCTTTCCGTGCATCTCTTTTAGACGGAACAGACGCCAACAACTATACAATTTCCATTGAGCCAGGAAAGGCTTATGTTAAGGGTTTCGAGTTTGAAACTATCGGAACTTTAAAGATCGATGCACCAAAACCTCGTTCAGCATCAGATGTCAAGTCTCTTGTTGATACAGATGTTGATTTGTCTTACGGCAATTTTGTTTATGTAACGGCACTTCGCGGTTCAAGCAATGGATTCATTAATATTGCTGCGCTAGAAAAGATCGATGTTCACTGCGTCGACACATCAAAGGTTGCAGTTGGATTAGGAACATCGGCAAATTCTCAACTATATCAGAACACTCGTATTGGTTCTGTTCGTGTGAAGAATTTTATTCGCTCCACGGCTGATGCATTTGATGCAGTTGGAGACTCAAACGGTGTTTATTTGCTTTATATGTCTGAAGTGAGCATGGATCCAAAGGTTGTCAAGGTTACAGCTGCATCTTCTAATTCAAATACTATTCGACTTCAAGATAAGATGTCAGCAGTTGATAATGCTTATCGTAATGTCTCTGTGACAATTCTACCTGTTAGATTAGATGCAATTGCAAATGTTGCAACAGCAAATGTTTTTGCTGGATCTTATCGTCTAAATGCTAATTCTGCAGTAGCCAATGTGTTTAGTGGTGCTAATGTAAGTGTTGGTTCTGTTATTAAAGTTGGTAAAGATGTTCGTGAAGTTGTATCAGTAAATACGATTGGAGACTTCTTGACTGTTAATACTGAGTTTAGTCAAACTATTGTTGGTACAAACAGCTCTACAAATCCTCTACAAGTATTCATTCAAACTGCATATAATCAAAATGTATCAAGTCAAACAAGAACCGTTCAACGATATGATGGTACTACAAAAACTATATTTTTAGATGCGCCATTTGATAATAATGGTATTGCTGATGTAAATTCAGTTGTTCAACTAGATTTTGATATGGCTCATGCAGAATCATTTATTGCTGGTCCATCTGTGTCAAATGTTCTTGTTGCAGGCGCAAACGCCTCGATGAACATCTCTATTCAATCTCAAAAGACTGGTGGTGAAACTGTAGCTGAAGATAAATCGCGCAATGCAATGATCTTCCAACTCCCAGGAAATTACATCAAACGAGCCTCATTAAATAATGCTGATTATAACTACAATAAAATTGTTTTAAATCGATCAAATACTGGTACATCAAATATTTTTGCTTTGTCGCAGGGTGCAGGTTTAGAATCATTCGAAACCATCCCATTTGCAGACTCTACGAGAGCAATTCAAGATAATCTAATTGTAATTGTTCGTGATAATAATGGAAACACAAGTTATCCAAATGGCACAATGTTACAATTGACTGCAGCAAATGTTACAATAGCATCTCCTGCAACAACCATCACAATTGATACATTCGTTCCAGATATTCTAAAAGTTGATATTATTCTCACGACCAAGCAAAATGATTCTGAAGATAAAATTCGTAAGAAAAATTTCTTTAGTAATACAAATTATGTTGGAACACGAACTAATTTTACATATCCAACTACAGCAAGTGGAAATACAACAGTTACTATACCAAATCATGGTGTTGTTGCAAATGTTGATGTTGCAAATGGACTTATTTTCTTGACTGATGTCACTTTTAACTCGGTACGACCTGGCGACTCTATCTCTCTATTTGTGCCTGATGTTGTTAAGATTCGAAAAGTTCTTGCTGGCAACACAACACATCTACCAGATGTAAACAATGTAAGAGATATAACTGATCATTTCTATGTTGATTATGGTCAACGAGATGATGTTTATGAACACGCAAAACTTATTTTAAAAACTGGTTTTGATAATCCAAATGCTAAACTATTAGTGCATCTAGATCTATATCAACATGTGTATATTAGTGGATCAAATGTTTCATTCTTCTCAGTTGATTCATATTCTGAGAGTAAATATGAATCTGGTTCAATTCCTATCTACAAATCATCAACAGGAAAAGTCTATTATTTGCGTGACTGTTTAGATTTTAGACCAACTCGCACTATCGGCGATGTTTCAAATTCATTTACAGTTCCGAATTTTCCATCTGTTGATGAGGTTTCTGAGTTGTCGTTGCAATATTATTTGCCTCGCATTGATAAACTTGTTCTTTCAAAAGATAAAGAATTTAGAGTTATTCAAGGTAAGTCTGCTCCGCAGCCTCTACCACCAGAAGATTTAGATGATGCTATGACATTATACACATTATATCTTCCACCATATGTGGCTGATATTCGTGAGATCAGAACAAAATATATCGAAAATCGTCGTTTTACGATGAAAGACATCTCTTCTATTGAGAAGCGTTTACAAAAAGTTGAATTTTTTGTCTCTCTAAATAATGTTGAAAAACTTGCATTGAGTGATAAGACTCAATATGAAGATGGTACTGAAAAAGAAAAATTTGGTATTGTCGGTGAGAATTTCAGAACCTTTAATATTGCAGATTTCAATAATGACGATTTTAGAGTTGCATTAGAAAATGGGTTCATGATTCCAACCATGAGAACTGTTCCACTTGGATTTAAACCTCTTTCTCTATCAGATACAACCTTAAATAAGAAAACAGTAAGTTTACAATTTACTGAAACACCAGCAATCTCACAACCTCTTGTCTCAAACAAGGGAGTTGGTGTGCAACCATTCTTGTTTGGTCAATTTAATGGCAGCGTTGAATTGAAGCCTGACACAGATTATTGGACAGCAGAAGATTTGAAACCAGAAATTATCTCAGTTCCAGAAAGAATCATTGAACACACAACTGTGATTCGTGATATTGTTGTTGAACCACCTTCACCACCAACTCTTCCAACTCCAACAAGTAATGCAAATACAGTAATTATTGTAACACCTGGTGGTGATCCACCGCCCCCTTCTGGAAATGTTGTGGTTACATTACCTGCGCCACCAGCTCCTGTAATTGGTTCCGATCAAGATGATACTGATCGAATTCCAATAGTAATTGACTATGATCCACCAATCAAATTTGACGACGATCTATGGTGGGGTGGTATTCGTACTGATGGAATCGGCAGACCACCTCGTTTCTATGGAAATTTGTGGCAATTTGGTGGCACATTAGGTGGTGATAATTTATGGACACCAAGTTATCCAATTGAAGCACCAATGCAAATTGATCCAAATACAATACAATCTCCAAATCCTGTATCTTCTCAGCCAATAACGCTAGACAATGGAAACGCGGGTTTTACTGGTGGACTTAATCATATGAACACATTAGATGGTGAAATCAGTGGTGGTGGTTCTGGTACATTCGATAATTATAATTACTCAAAGGTATAAAATTACATGTCAATTACAACTAATTACGGTAAATTGGTAGTAGATACAAGTCTTATTCCATACATTCGCTATAAGGATGTAGAATTTACAGCACATAACTTATTACCATTTACATTGGCTAAATTATTTTTTGATGATGTTGCTGTTAATAATTTTTGCCAAGCTGGTGGACAACTGCAACTAGATTCAAAGAAAATTATTACGATAAGTCGCAATAATGCCGTTGGTATCACTGCAACAGATATTGTTTTTCAGGGCACATCAAATACTGTTAATACATTTAATGGTTTAATTGAATCATTTAATTCAAATGATTCTACAGTTACAATTCGTCGTTTAAGCGGCGATTTTGATGAAACTGCTCAGCTGTTTATTGAGAGTGTAAGCACTGGTTCAGTATATGCAAACTGTAATGTTGTTTCTGTGACTAATTTTCAAACATCTGATTCGTTTTATCCAGGCGAAGGTATAGTTGCTCCACAACGCAGTAATGCATTTGCAACTGTTATTGCTACATCTGGAGAAAATAATCTTTATATTAATCAAAATTATATTAATTTAAATGTTGATGCAGTCGGTGTTAATGTTCTATCGTCGATGAGTTCTGACTATAAAGATGGTGACATTGTATATCAAACAAGTAGCGGAACTAATCGTTATGACCAAGCAACATTTAAAGGTATTGTTCGTTTCTTCAATGTAAGCGGCGCAGGTTCTATTGCAATTGAGCCATATGAAGGCGTCGTTGTAGCAAATGCTAATTTTGCTGGATCAAATGTTCTTGTGCAGATGTGGAATGCTTCAACTCCATCATCGAAACCCCTTGCAGCAAATGCCTTTAATACTCTTGGTATTGCATCAAACAATTTTATTCGTAGTGTGACAAACACTTCTGTCAATATTAATGTGAGTTCATTTATACATCGTTCTGGTGTGATTGCAAATACATTAGCACCAAACACATCAACAGTGATGCTTGTTACAGGTAGTGGCAATAATCCTGCGAATGGTAACTTGATTTACTTCACAACTGGCACTGGTGTTGGCGAACTTCGCCGTGTTGTTTCGATTAGTAATGAGCAAGCTGTTTTAAATAGTGCTCTATCATTTACACCTACATCAAATACACATTATTCAATTGGTAATTTTGAAGTTGATCAAAATGGAACATTGTCTGGTATTTTCCATATTCCTTCGTATCCATCTTTCAAATTTAAAACTGGTAATCGCATCTTTACAATTACAGATACTGCTCGCTATAATGATCCAGATTATAAGATGAGAGCATCTGCAGTTTATGCAGCAAGTGGTCTTCTAAAGCAAACACAACGCATTCAAACAACACCAGTATTACAGCCATTACCTGAAACATTTGCTGATATTCCAGTCGTACCATTAAATCCTTCTGATCGTACATTTAATGGAGCATCAACAAAGTCCCCTGTCACTGGTTCTACGGCATCAACCACACCAAGAATACCACTCGGTGATGGATTGGCTCAAACTTTCTATACACCGAAGCCAGCTGGCAATCAACAAGATTATGGAATTTTCTGTAGTTCAATTGATCTATTCTTTAAGAGTAAGCCATCAGTTTCGCAACACTTTCAAAATTCTAAATCAATTTCTCGCGGTTCTTTGCAATTACCAGTCACTGTTAAAATTGCTGAAGTGCAGAATGGGTATCCAACAAAGAATTATTTGGCTTCTAAAACAATACAAGCAAAAGATGTTAAAGTATCAGAAGTTCCAAGTGTTTCAAATACAGCAACTGTAACGAAATTCTCTTTTGACGATCCAGTTTACTTAGAACCAAATCGTGAATATGCAATCATTGTAGGTTCAGATTCACCAGACTATGAAGTTTGGATTGCTGAATTGGGAACAGATGTATTTGGAGTTACTCCACCAAGACGCATCTCTGAACAACCATATGCAGGTTCGTTCTTTAGATCTCAAAACTCGTCAACCTGGTCTCCATATCAAAATCAAGATCTAATGTTTGTATTAAATAAAGCAGTGTTTGAAACATCAGGCACGGCAACATTTAACCTTGAAGATACACCAACCTCAAATACTCTGATCGACCGCGTCATGCTAATGTCATCAGATTTAAGATTCCCAGTTGGTATTGTTGACTATAATCTAAAAGGCAAATATGCTATTGATAGTACAACAGAACCTTCTGGTGTGTTTTTAACACCACATGTTGCCCTTGAATATGGAACATTACTTGATCGCTCTGGTAAACAATCCTCGGGATCATTCTTAAATCGTCGCATTCTTGAGCGCGGAAATGCAAACAGTTTTGTTATGTCTGTACAGATGTCGACAAGTGATCCAAATATTTCCCCAATCGTAAATACAGAGCGTTTGGCAGTTATAGGTGTCGCTTATGGCATCAATAATGCTGGTTTAGTTAACACTGATATTTCTATAACTAATTCTGGTGTAGGCTATAATGCAGTTTCAACAACTGGCAATGTGATTAAAGGTGGATCGAATAATTCGATTAACAACTTTGCTCAGTTATACAGACAAACATTCTATGCTAATAATTATAATGTTGGTTTCTATAATATAACAATCACGAATAATCCAAACGACAACGGCAGTGGCGCAACTGGCTTTGCTGTTGCAAATACAGATGGATCAAATACAGTTAATCATATTGTAATTACGACTGTCGGAAGTGGATATCTAGAAACACCAACAATCTCTATTGAAAATGGCAATGCTGCTTCTGCAATTGAAGCTCGTGCTCTTGTTTCTGGTGAAACAGGAAAGAACGGTGGTAATATTCTTGCTAAATATATCACTCGCGAAATAGTTCTCGGAGATGACTTTGAGTCAGGTGACCTTCGCGTCTTTATGGATGCGATTCTACCAACTGCATGCAACATTGATGTATACTACAAAGTTCTTTCCTCGGATGATCCAGAAAAAATTTCGAGTAAGAGTTATCGTAGAATGGAAAAGGTTAAGGAAGTATATTCCAAGAATTCAAAAAACATAATTGCATTAGAATATCGTCCTTCTTTGGAAGAAAATAGAATCAATTACACCGAAAATGGAATTTCTTATCCAATTGGTGGAGCATTTAAGAATTTTCAAATTAAGGTCTGCTTAACTTCAAGTGATGCGTCTATCGTTCCAAAAATCAGCAACTTAAGAATTATTGCTGTTCCAGAGGGTTAAGATGGAAGATAAAGCGCGAGTGTCAGATAATATGGATTTTGTAAAGGATATGAATAACTTTACATTATTGAACACTAATAAGTCAGCTGTAGCAAAGCACCAACAAAAAATAGCTGAATTGAAGAAAGCGAAACTCGTAGAGTTAGAGATAAATAATCTAAAGACAGAAGTTTCTGAAATTAAAAGTATGTTAGGACAAATTTTAAAAGCCGTCGGCGGTGAGAAATAAAATATGGCAAACACAATTAATGTTGCAATTATTAGCACAGCAAATACCTTCAATCAGTGGCGTATTAATGACAATCTCATGGCGAACGACATTAATGAGATTGTTCGCGGCAATTTTGTAAAACCTAAAGGAAATGTTACGATTAATGAAGGCTTTTTAAGACTTGCAAATACTACTGGTGGTGTTGTTCTCGATGTTGCTGATGATACAAATATCGATGGAACTTTAACTGTATTTAATGTTGAGTTAGATAATTCAACAAATCATCTATATGTCGACGCTGGTGATATTCATTATCGCCGTATGGGTGCAACTGATCTATATCAGATTAATACAAACACAGTTATCTATGCAACAAATGTAAGCATCTCAAATGCAACTGTTGGCGGAACATTTAATGTTTCTTCAAATACGCTGATCACTGCCTCGAATGTAACGATCTCAAATACTCAGGTTGGCGGAACATTTAATGTGGCATCAAATACCACGATTTCTTCTCAGAAAGTAAGAGTTTCGAACACAACAGCAGATGCAAGATTTAATGTTTCCCCAAACACTTACTTCTTCGGTAATCATGTCAATATAGCAAACACTCATAGTGCTGCAACCTTCGAAGTTACACCAAATACCTTTATCTTTGCAAGCGCGAATGTTTCTGCTAATGTCAATGTTGGCGCAAGACTAGAAGTTACTGGTAACGCAAATCTATACTCTAATCTTGCAGTAGCCTGGAATACATTTACTGGGAACGCCACTGTAACTCAAAATACTGTTACAGGTAATCTTGCTGTTACCCAAAATACGTCAACGGGAAATCTTGCTGTAACTCAAAATACGACATCAGGAAATCTCGTTGTATCAAATAGAACTCAAACAAATAATTTAACAGTAGTAAGTCTTGCAAATATCTCAAATGCTAATTTGATCAATGCAACAATCACTACATTGACTGTAATTGATCCGATTCAAGCACCAGCAACAACTGCTGATGACAAGTATATTCTTCGTTTCGGTGCAACAACAGATGGTAACGGAACATTTAGAGTACAACGCTCTGCAGTTTCTGGGAATGCTGAATTATTCTGGAATGATATAACTGATTCTTGGAATTTCTTAGCAAATGGATTGCCGACGACTTTAAATACTGGAAATCTATCTGCTGCAAACTTAACTGTAACAGGTGCTATCAATACAACTGGAAACATCACAGGCACGATGAAGTCTGTGAAGGATTTCTTGGATACAAGCACTGTTTCAGGAACTGTGTCTGCAAACCTTGCTAATTCAAACTGGTTCAAATACACTTTATCAGGTAATACAACATTCAATTTTATAAATGCTCCAATTTCTGGAACTTCAATGACATTCTCGTTGATTGTAATTCAAGGATCTGGTGGTGGAAAAACTGTTACTTTTAGTAATACAGTTTACTGGGCTGGTGGTCAAATTCCTCCTGCTACAACAAGTGCTACTGGAAATACTGATTTGTGGACATTTACAACATATGATGGTGGCACATCATATATTGGCACTCTTGCTGTTAAAGACGCTCGATAGTATTATTCATGGCACGCAGACCAGATACATTAGAGAAATCGTGGATTATTGGTCCATCGCGTGGCACACAAACATTTAATGCGCCATCGAATCTTTTCATTGATTATGGTCGTCATGTCGCAACAGTCTCTGGTCGTGGTGGCTCTGGAAATGCTCCAGATGCAGTATATACATCAAATTATACCACAAACTACAATATTGCTTATCCAATTTCAAATCAACCGATAGCAAATCGCCCAGAAACCGCATGGACAACAAACTACAATGTTGTTTATCCAATTGCAAATCAGCCGCTTGCAAATCAACCAGCAACTGCATTTACCACGAACTATACCACAAATTATAACATTGCGTATCCAATCGCAAACCAACCAGCGACTGCATACACAATCAATTATAACACCAATTATAATATCGTATATCCAGTTGCAAATACACCAGAAACTGGTCGACCTGAAGTTGCGTGGGTAACAAACTATAATACTAATTATAACACTGTGTATCCGATTGCGAATCAACCAGAAGCATCAAGACCTGTGACTGCATACTCTACGAATTATAACACTGTGTATCCAGTCGCGAATCAACCAGAAGCATCAAGACCTGTGACTGCATACTCTACGAATTATAATATTGCGTATCCAATCGATGAACAACCTGTTTTTGAAGTATTAACTGGATATAATACAAACTATAATGTGATTTATCCAGTTGCAAATCAACCTGGAACTGGAACTTATAATCCAGCAACTTCGTTTAATTGGAATGCGTATATTGAATATGAGGTTGAAAAAAGAATAAGTGCACCAGCTGAGCCATTAGAATATTCAGTATTCGTAAGTAATGTGGAAAATAATTCTGGTTCAAATAACACTTGTCCAGTACCAGTTTACACGGTTAATGGATTAATAAACAATGCGGCAAATGGACAACAGCAATATTACGCGGAATATACTTGCACACCTGTAGGAAATAATGAAAATTACAATACCAATTATAATGTCGCATACCCAGTTGCTAACCAACCTGCAACATACAATCTTGCTTACAATACCAATTATAATGTTGCATATCCCGTAGCAAACCAACCTGCAACTGCATATTCTATTCTTTATAATACCAATTATAATGTCGCATACCCAGTTGCCAACCAACCAGCAACTGCGTATTCTATTCTTTATAATACCAATTATAATGTCGCGTATCCAGTAGCAAATACACCAATTGCAAACCAACCAGCGACTGTATACACAATTAATTATGCAACGAATTATAACATTGCATATCCAATCGCAAATCAGCCAGAAGCAGCGAGACCTATAACTGCATACTCAACGAATTATAATGTCGCATATCCAGTTGCCAATCAACCGATCGCAAACCAACCTGCCACTGCATACACAATCAATTATAACACCAACTACAATGTAATCTATCCAATCGCAAATCAACCAATAACTGCATGGACGACAAATTATAGTACCAATTATAACATTGTCTATCCAATCGCGAATCAGCCATTGGCGAATCAGCCTATCACAAGTTATATTCCTGGAAATGTTGGATCTGCGACTAATGTTCTCGGTGTAAATTTCCCAGGTGGACCAATCGATCTTTCTGGGTTTAGTGGTCCTTCTGGAATAGCTCCTTATATCGCTGAAACTGTAGTTCAATATTGGCAGTATCCAGATAACTCGAATTATCCCGTAGCAGTTCCACCTGGCGGACAAATTGTTGTCAAAATCGAGTAATTTAATATTCGCTAAATACTATCATACAGTGTAGTGAGCGAAAATGACAAAGGCTACAAACTTAAGAAAAAGCTGGATCGGTGGAGCTTCGAGAGTAACAACGACTTTTAATGCTCCAGGAAGTTTAACACTTCCATATGGGCAGTTTAAGGGGACTGTCTCTGGTCGTGCTGGAACAGGTAACGACCCAGTTGCAGCGACATATAGCATCACTTATGCTACCAATTATAATATTGCCTATCCGATCGCAAATCAGCCGATCGCAAACCAACCAGCGACTGCATATACAATCAATTATAACACCAATTATAATGTCGCATATCCAATCGCTAACCAGCCGATCGCAAACCAACCAGCGACTGCGTTTACTACAAATTATAACACCAATTATAACATTGCGTACCCAATCGCAAATCAACCAGAAGCATCAAGACCCGTAACTGCATACTCTACGAATTATAACGTTGCTTATCCGATAGCAAATAGACCAGAAGCTGCAAGACCAGCGACGGCATACTCTACGAATTATAACACGAACTATAATGTTGCGTATCCAGTTGCTAACCAACCAGCAACTGCGTATTCTATTCTTTATAATACCAATTATAATGTTGCGTATCCAGTTGCTAACCAACCAGCAACTGCGTATTCTATTCTTTATAATACCAATTATAATGTTGCGTATCCAGTTGCCAATCAACCAGAAGCATCAAGACCTGTAACTGCGTATTCTATTCTTTATAATACCAATTATAATGTTGCTTATCCGATCGCGGCTCAACCAGAATCATCTAGACCTATAACTGCTTATACTACAAATTATAACACTGCGTATCCAGTGGCTAATCAGCCAGAAGCATCAAGACCAGCAACTGCATATACTACAAATTATAGTACCAATTATAATGCTCCACTTGATCCAAGCTGGAGCGCATCCATGGACTTTAGCAATGTTGGATATTTGCAAATTGGATTTGAAGAAGGCATGTATAATAATTCAAATGGATATGAATTATTCCCATATACTGGCACTGGCACATCTTTTGATACTGGAACTCAAATTATCAGCACACTTACCACATATGTTATTACTGGCACGCATGACAATTTGGGTCCTGGCACACTAACTATTAATTATACTAATTTTCCAGGAAGTCCAGGAAACATTGATAATCAGCCAGTTGCAAACCAACCAGCGACTGCGTATTCTATTCTTTATAATACCAATTATAATGTTGCATATCCAGTCGGGAATCAGCCAGCAACTGCGTATTCTATTCTTTACAATACAAACTATAACGTTGCGTATCCAGTAGCCAATCAACCAGAGGCATCTCGTCCAGCAACTGCATATTCTATCACATATTCAACCAATTATAATGTCGCATATCCAGTCGCGAATCAACCAGAAGCATCAAGACCTGTGACTGCATATAGTACAAATTACAACGTTGCTTATCCAGTTGCAAATCAACCAGAAGCATCAAGACCTGTAACTGCATATACTACAAATTATAATACTGTGTATCCAGTTGCAAATCAACCGATTGCAAATCAACCAGCGACTGCATACACAATCAATTATAACACCAATTATAACATCGCGTATCCAATTGCAAATCAGCCAGCAACTGCGTATTCTATTCTTTATAATACCAATTATAATGTCGCGTATCCAGTTGCAAATCGACCAATTGCAAATCAACCAGCGACTGCATACACAATCAATTATAATACCAATTATAATACTGTGTATCCAATTGCAAATCGACCAATTGCAAACCAACCAGCGACTGCGTTTACTACAAATTATAATACCAATTATAACACTGTCTACCCAATCGCAAATCAGCCAGAAACTGGTCGACCAATAACATCATATACTCCAGGTAATCCTGGCGCATCTACAACTGTTCTTGGTGTATTTTTCCCAGGAGGAGCAGTTTCTACTCTTGCTCCGACTGTAAGTCCAACTTTGGTCGACTATGAACGATTCCCTGATAATGCAAACTATCCCGTGGCAGTGCCTCCAGGTGGTCAGATCGTAATTAAGATTGAATAATATACTTGACATAGTCCAATAAATAAGTTATAATTTGATTTCGTTATTCTTGAGATTTATTTTATGCCATATCCAGTGCAACGTTATGCTCGTGTTTTAAATCGTTTTTGTGTCGCTACAAAAGCATTTACCAAAGAAGAAGTAGAAAAAATTCTTGCTCTTGAAGACTTGCAAAAGTTTCAAAAAGGCGCAATTGGTGGTGGCACAGCAAAGGGTCAAGTCAATAAGAAAAATCGCGATAGTGATGTCATGTGGGTGATGCATGAACAAAATTCTGACTGGCTCTATCAAAAATTCTCAAGTTTAGTTTCTGCAGTCAATTATGATCATTTCATGTATGATGTTGAAGGTTTTGAGAACTTTCAATATACAGTTTATCGATCTAAAGACAAGCAGCACTATGATTGGCATATCGATGCTGGAAATACATCAAGCCCATTTGAACGCAAGATTAGTGCATCATTAATTCTTACCGATCCAAGTAAGTATGAAGGCGGTGAATTCGAATGTGTGATGAATGGTCGTGTTGATGAGCCTTTTGTTGCAAAAGCAGAAATTGGTGATGTGATTTTCTTTGATTCTCGCATGCCTCATCGCGTTCGCCCAGTTACTTCTGGTGTTCGTAAATCATTAGTATGTTGGATTATGGGCAAGAATACATGGTAAATCTAAAAAAACTTAGATTTTGGGATAATCCAATAATTGAGTTTTATTGTCACCCAGAACTCTATGGAATTATTCCTGAGCCAAAAGCGGCAGTAAAGAGTCTGCCTGACTGGTTTAAGAATTTGGAGCCAACATTTGGTGATGGTAGAGATTCATTTGGCAATAAATCCATGTCTGCTAAAAAATGCCTTCCGCTATTAGATGGAATGTCTTTAGGATTCACTATTCCGTTATGCGGCGATGTGCATGTAAGATCAAACTATAACAATAGTCAATTTGATATAACAAATCCTCCAGGTATCAAAGTTTGTGAATTTCATGACGCCAATCAAGTTGGTGGAAATAGTGGAATTAAATTAAACCATGGCAATCCTTTGAAATTCCTCAATCCATGGGTTGTTAAAACTGCTCCAGGGTGGTCTGCATTGTTCATCAATCCAATGAACAATTATGAACACCCATTCACATGTTTGGGCGCAATGGTTGATACTGACAAATACCCAAAAGAAGTAAACTTTCCTGCTCTATGGCATGAAACAGATTCTGACTATCATATTCCTGCAGGAACACCGTTGGTGACAGTGATTCCAATTAAAAGACATTCCTTTGAAAAGAAACCTCGCGTTCGATCAATGTCACCAAAAGAATTCAAAGAGATTTCTGTAATACAAAAACGACAAAATATGCGCACACATCATTATACCTATGATTTGAGAGAGAAGAAATAATTATGTTTAATTTTCTTAAAAAAGATAAACCCGATCTTGAATTTATAGATTCATCTGAGGTAGTGTATCCTCACTATCCACCAATTCTTGCAAAAGATTTAAAGCCTTTAAAAGAGCATCAAGAAAAAAAGTTTGAGAGTTATATCTTTCCACAATGTCCTGGAATGCATGATTATTCTAGAATGGGTTATATAATTCCAGCATGGAGTAATTTTCATATCAAAGCAAACAAGGCTGGTTGCGTTGCATTTTTGGGTAGCGATGGTGAAAATAGAGATAAACGAGGCACTCCATTAGGTCAACCAAAAAATATGGATGTGAAAATTACTGATGGTTTATTTAAACTTAATGGTATCGATCCTTGTATTTGGAATTTTCCAGGTGCATGGAAAGTTTTTGGCAATGGGAATGTTTCCGCATTAGTCATGCCAGCATTTTTTCATTCAACATTTTTAGATGATCTTTATGTTTATCCAGGAGTAGTAGATTATAATAAATTTACAACGCTTAATTTTATATGTTCACCGAAACATGAATGCGAAGTTCAGATTAAAGCTGGCGAGCCAATATTGCATGTGATTCCTTTTATCACCAACAAAGATATTGTTGCAAGTTATGGTCCTGCATCAAAAGAACAAGATGACTACAGTAAAATACTTAAATGGTTTCATGAATTAAATTTCTATAGAAAATACTATATGATTCGTAAAAAATACAAGATAATTAAAAAGAGTTAATATCAATGGCAAAAATCTTCGTAAACATTTGTTCATATCGAGATAAATTACTCGCACCGACTCTCTATAGTTTGTTGGAAACTGAGTCTGGACGAAACGCTATTACATATGGAGTTTTCGAACAAACAAAACTCGAAGATAGTTTGCAAACAACACATCCTGATCTTATCAATCATAAACAAATTCGATATAAACGAATTGATCCACAATTTTCTGATGGAGTTGTTTGGGCACGATGTATTAATTCGATGCAAATTTATGATGAAGATTTCCAGTATCAGATAGATTCTCATATGTTATTTGATAAAGATTGGGATAATCAATTGATACTTGATTATAATGATGCATGTAAAGTGGCTGGGAAAAATAAAGTAGTTTTAACTTCTGGCACAAAAAATTACGATCTAGAAAATGAAAGAATCATTAAACACACTTTAACTGATGATATTACTGTCAAGTTAGGTTATTTTCAATTCGATAAAGATCTAAGATTGCATGCTCATGGTGCATGGGTTCCAGCAACAGAGCGGGTTACTCCATCAATTCATATCTGCGCTGGCAACTTTTTCATGCCTGTAAGTTGGATCAAAGACGTTGGATACAATACAAAGATATTTTTTGAAGGCGAAGAACAGATTTTTGTTATTAGTTCGATTCTTGCTGGATATAGCATATTCCATCATCGCAAGATTAAAGTATATCATTATCTTCGATCTGGTAGCCATGACACCAAACAAACGATTAATCCTGTTGCCAGCTCAGAAAAATTAAAGATGAATCACGATCGATCTAAGAAAGAGATCATTGATTACATCTATTCTCTATCCGAGGAACAGCTCGAACACTATCGTCGCATAACAGGTGTCGATTATATAAATAGAAAACTAGAGGATCGTGCAATTTCTCGTAAAATCTCTCCCAATCCTGGAATTGTAAATGATTGGGAGGTGCCGAATAGAGATGGTTAAATGTCTATAAAGATTCAACAATTTATTGGTGGGGGATGTACTGCAGCTGTTGGTTGTAATATAAGCCTTGAAACGAATGTTTCACCACAAAAATTCAACTTAAATAAGAGTTATTACCTTCTACGAGGTGGTATTGTTGTTGATTACGAGGGCGAGAATACAGTAAATGTTGTCTGCCCATATAATTCTAATTGGAATCCATATGTAGATCAATGGAATTATGATAAAAATGTTATCCTTACGAGTACACCGAATACAAAATTTACAGTTGTATCTGTAACCGAAGGTAATACAAATAATTCAGTCGCATTTACTTCTTCTGTACTGATGCTAGAAAACTCTAATTTAACAAAGACAATGAATGCTAACTCTTATTTGTTAGTTTTTGGATCCGCGTACTCTATCGATAATGTAAATTACCATAATATTAACGGTCAATCTAGAACAATATTTGCTAATTCTCCCCGAGAAGTGCAAATATCGACTTCTAATTCATGTGAATTGATCTATCTTGAAACTATCTAATTTAAATCTAATAAATAAGAATATCAAGTAGGAACCCTTTAAATGGCGCAATTTGTAGAAGTAGATCTAGATCAAGGAACAACCTTTAATCTTGATATTGTAGTTAAGAACGATGATGGCAGCAGAATTAATGTTGCAGGCTACACATTTTCTTCCTCAATGCGCAAATCATTTTATTCTTCAAGTGTGACAGCAAATTTAACCGTTGCAGTGATTAATGCTGCGAATGGTGATGTTAGATTTTCGCTAAATGCAGCGTCAACTGCTAACATAAAAGCAGGTCGTTATGTGTTTGATATCAAACAAATTAATACTTCAAATGTAACATCGCGTATGTTTGAGGGGATTATTACAGTTAATCCACAGGTAACGAAATGACGACAATTTCAGTTTCATCCACTGCTGGTCCACAAGGTCCACAAGGTCCACAAGGTTCTACTGGTCCTCAAGGACCACAAGGTCCACAAGGATCAGTTGGTCCACAAGGTCCACAAGGTCCATCTGGTTCTACTGGTCCACAAGGTCCATCTGGTGCACAAGGTGCTGCGTCAACTGTTGCTGGTCCTCAAGGACCACAAGGACCACAAGGTGTCGCTGGTCCACAAGGACCACAAGGACCACAGGGTGTAACTGGTGCACAAGGTCCATCTGGTCCACAAGGTGTCGCTGGTCCATCTGGTCCACAAGGTGATACAGGTCCTCAAGGTCCTCAAGGTGTCACTGGTGCACAAGGACCACAGGGTGCAACTGGTCCACAGGGTCCTCAAGGTGTCACTGGTGCACAAGGACCACAAGGTCCGCAAGGCGTCACTGGTGCACAAGGTCCATCTGGTGCTCAAGGTAATCAAGGTAATCAAGGTGCACAAGGCATTCAAGGTTTAACAGGTGATACTGGTCCACAAGGTCCTCAAGGTCCTCAAGGTGTTGCGGGACCACAAGGTCCACAAGGTGTCGCTGGTCCACAGGGTGTCGCTGGTGCACAAGGTCCATCTGGTGCTCAAGGTAATCAAGGTGCACAAGGCATTCAAGGTTTAACAGGTGATACTGGTCCACAAGGTCCACAAGGTGTCGCTGGTCCATCTGGTCCATCTGGTCCACAGGGTGTTGCTGGTCCACAAGGTCCATCTGGTGCTCAAGGTAATCAAGGTGCACAAGGCATTCAAGGTTTAACAGGTGATACTGGTGGACAAGGTCCATCTGGTCCATCTGGTCCATCTGGTCCACAAGGTGTCGCTGGTCCACAAGGTGTCGCTGGTGCACAAGGTCCACAAGGTGATACAGGTCCATCTGGTCCATCTGGTCCACAAGGTGTCGCTGGTCCACAAGGTGTCGCTGGTCCACAAGGTCCACAGGGTGATACAGGTCCACAAGGTCCTTCTGGCGTGTCAAATGTTCCTGGTCCGCAAGGTCCACAGGGTGATACAGGTCCTCAAGGTCCTCAAGGTCCACAAGGCGTCACTGGTCCACAAGGTCCATCTGGTGCTAAAGGTGATCAGGGTGAATTTGGTGGCGCAACTTTTGAGTACATCTACTTAACAAATACTGCAAACACAGATCCTGGTGTAGCAAATTTAAAATTCGATAATATAACATTTTCTTCTGTATCACGATTGTATATCGACTTTACAGATTTAAGTACTGCAAACGTATTTAATTATTTGCAAACTATTGATGACTCTACGTCAACAATCAAAGGAACATTTAAAGTTGCAAATACTGCAAATGTAAGTGAATTTGCATACTTTAATATTAATGGATCTCACGAACACGTTTCAAGTTATTTCTCTGTTCCTGTTGCACATTTAAGTGGTGTTACAAGTTTTTCAAATTCTACCAATGTCATCATCACATTTGTTCGTACTGGTGATAAAGGTGATACAGGTCCACAAGGTCCGCAAGGTCCGCAAGGTCCACAGGGTGCTGGTCCTCAAGGTCCACAGGGTCCTCAAGGTCCACAGGGTCCTCAAGGTCCACAGGGTCCACAGGGTCCCCAAGGACCACAAGGTGTCACTGGTGCAAGAAATTACACTGTAACGAATAGTGGTGCCAGTCATTATGTGATTGATGGCGCAAATGATCCTACATTGTATTTGATGCGCGGATTCACATATGAATTCTTTGTAAGTGCATCTGGACATCCTTTCTGGATCCAAACAGTTCCTGCGCCATACAGTGTTGGAAATGTTTACAGTAGTGGTGTAACAAATAATGGTGACGATGTTGGCACTGTAATATTTGCGGTTCCATATAATGCACCAAATACTCTTTATTATGTTTGCCAAAACCATTCTTCAATGTCTGGTACAATTATTATCAGTGATGTGGGTCCAGTTGGTCCTCAAGGTCCACAAGGTGTAACTGGTGATACAGGCAATCCTGGACCACAAGGTCCAACTGGTCCAGGTGGTAATACTGGTGCACAAGGTCCACAGGGTGTTGTTGGTCCACAGGGTCCACAGGGTCCACAAGGTCCAACTGGCGCAGATTCAACAGTTGCTGGTCCTCAGGGTCCATCTGGTCCATCTGGTGCTCAAGGTAATCAAGGTGCACAAGGCATTCAAGGTTTAACAGGTGATACTGGTCCACAAGGACCACAAGGTCCACAAGGTCCACAAGGTCCTCAAGGTGATGCATCGAGTGTTGCTGGTCCACAAGGACCACAGGGTCCATCTGGTGCTCAAGGTAATCAAGGCGCACAAGGTTCACAAGGCATTCAGGGTTTAACAGGTGATACTGGTCCACAGGGTCCACAGGGTCCACAAGGTGATGCATCAAGTGTTGCTGGACCACAGGGTCCACAGGGTCCGCAAGGTTCTACTGGTGACACAGGACCAACAGGTCCACAAGGACCACAAGGTCCACAGGGTGCTGGTCCACAAGGTCCGCAAGGTCCTCAAGGTGATGCATCAACTGTTGCTGGTCCACAAGGACCACAAGGTCCACAAGGACCACAAGGTGCTGCGTCAAGTGTTGCTGGTCCACAGGGTCCACAGGGAGCAATTGGTCCGCAAGGTCCGCAGGGCGTCACTGGTGCAAGAACATATACAGTGACGAATGTCGGAGCTGGTGCTTATTCAATCGATGGTTCTAGCAATCCAACATTAAATTTACTGCGTGGATTTACTTATGAATTTAGTATAAGTGCTTCTGGACACCCTTTCTGGATTCAAACAGTTTCTGGTGCATATAGTTCTGGAAATATATATTCATCAGGCATTACAAATAACGGCACTCAAGTTGGAACGCTAACATTCGCTGTTCCTTATGATGCACCAAGTACTCTTTATTATGTTTGCCAATTCCACGCATCGATGCAGGGTGTGATTAATATTAGTGATGTTGGTCCTATTGGTCCACAAGGTCCACAGGGACCACAAGGACCACAAGGTTCAATTGGATCAACTGGTGATGTTGGTCCTCAAGGTCCGCAAGGTCCGCAAGGTCCACAGGGTCCGCAAGGTGCTGGTCCTCAAGGTCCACAAGGACCACAAGGTGATGCGTCAAGTGTTGCTGGTCCGCAAGGTCCACAAGGTCCTCAAGGTGTCACTGGTGCACAGGGTCCACAAGGTCCTCAAGGTGTCACTGGTGCACAGGGTCCACAGGGTCCTCAAGGTGTGACTGGTCCACAAGGTCCACAGGGTCCTCAAGGTGTGACTGGTCCTCAAGGTCCTCAAGGTGATACAGGTCCACAGGGTCCTCAGGGTCCACAAGGACCACAAGGTGTTAAGGGTGATACTGGTGAATTTGGTGGAGCAACATTTGATTATGTGTTTAGTGCTAATACAGCAAACACCGATCCAACAGCTGGTTTCGTCAAGTTTAATAATGCAACACTTCTATCTGCAACTGAGATGTATATTGATAACATCGATCGTTTAAGCGCAAATGTGTTTAATTACCTGAACACAATCGATGACTCAACATCAACAATCAAAGGCACGTTCAAGATTGCAAATTCTGCAAACGTTTTAGAATATGCATTTTTCAATATTAACGGTACTCATCTTCATGTTACTGATTGGTTCGTTGTTCCTGTTGCTGGATTGAATACAACACTTGTCGGATCAAACTTCTCAAATAGCACTAATGTCATCATCACATTTGTTCGTACTGGTGATAAAGGTGACGCAGGTCCACAAGGTCCTCAAGGTGTGATTGGTCCTCAAGGTCCTCAAGGTCCACAAGGTGTCACTGGTCCACAAGGACCACAAGGTCCGCAAGGTGTCACTGGTCCACAGGGTCCACAGGGTCCACAAGGTGTCATTGGTGATACAGGACCACAAGGTCCTCAAGGTGTGATTGGTCCTCAAGGTCCTCAAGGTCCTCAAGGTCCACAAGGTGTCACTGGTCCTCAAGGTCCACAAGGTCCACAAGGTCCTCAAGGACCACAAGGTCCTCAAGGTCCTCAAGGCAACACAGGTCCAACTGGACCAAATGAAGGTGCAACGCTTAAAGCTGTAAAAGACTTTATGGTTTCGAATACAAACACTAATGGCGCAAATACTGTCAGTCTTACAACTGCTAACTATTTCCGTCATACATTAACAGCAAATGTGACATTTACATTCACGGATGCACCAACTTCTGGAACAGGTCAAATGTTCTCGCTATTATTGTCGCAAGATGGAACTGGTGGAAGATTGCCATCATTCTCCAATACAATTTATTGGGCTGGTGGATCTATTCCTCCTGCGACAACAGATGCAAATGCTCGTGACTTGTGGACATTTATCACATATGATGGTGGTACGACATATTGGGGCACTTTGACTATGAAGGACCTTCGATAAGTTCGATAAATAGATTATATTATTTTATGAGTTTATTATGAAAATACATGTGTTAGCAAATCCGCGCAATCCTACTGGGTTGATGAATCGCGTTGATCCATTTGCAGTTCATGCACACAAGTATATCAAACATTTGTCTCAACATTTCCATATGATTCATTATGGAGTTCCAGGCGCACAAGTCGACTGCGAGCATGTCGACATTCCAACAACACCAGTTGAAATTAACGAATTTAATTTGTTAGCAGGTAAAGAGATTCAAGAGCGAGCAAGCACAGGCGATATTATCGTTTGCTTTTTTGGTGTGGATAATAAAGTTGCTTGTGATATGAATCCTGGATGTAAAATTGTTGAACCATCAATTGGATATCGCGCCAATGGCGTGTTTGCTCCATATAGAGTATTCACATCATATGCAAACATGCATTATTTTTATGGTGATCGTGACATGTTAATGTCGCCAAGCTGGTTCGATGATGTAATCGGCAATCCATTTACAGTAAGTGAATTTGAATATAGTGAAAAGAAAGAAGATTATTTCTTGTATTTTGGTAGAGTGTGTGAAGAAAAAGGTGTACATCTAGCCATTCAAGCAACAGAAAAGATGGGCAAGAAACTCGTCGTCGCTGGTCCTGGATCGTTGCAAGCATTAGGTTATGATAGAATACCAAATCACGTTGAAATGTTTGGCGTTGCAAATGCAGAGCAGCGAAAACAATTGATGAAAAATGCAAAGTGTTTGTTTGGACTAACACACTATGTTGAACCATTTGGTAATATGATCATTGAAGCAAATCTTTCTGGTACACCTGTGATTACAACTGATTGGGGTGCATTTCCAGAGATTGTTCTCGAGGGGAAAACAGGATATCGAGTGAGGGATTTCAAATCACTATTAAATGCTATGAATTTAATAGATAAAATAGACTTGTGCGATTGTCGATCATGGGGATTAAATTTCTCTGACGAAGTTATTCACATGAAGCATAAGCAATACTTAGATAAAGTTATTTTAAATTCATTTTATGCGTAAGTTATTTGTAGTTAGTTCTTCTATCGCACCAAAGCCTGGGACTTTTACATACAGTCCAACTCGCTCTGTTTTTGGAGCAGAGGAACGATTTAGGCAAACAATCTTTACAATCAATTCGATACAAGCAGCATTTCCGAATGATAAGATTGTAGTTGTAGACTCGTCAGAAGATTATGCAGATTACATTGTGACATTAAGGCATCTTAAGAATGTTGATTATTTGCCTGTCAAAGAGTATGCGCCAGAAATCTTTAATCTTGTAAATCACCATCAAAATAAAAGTCTATGTGAGTGCGCACTTTTAAATAGTTACTACAAAACATTTAAAAACGAAATTAAAGAATATGACTATGTGATTAAGACAACTGGTAGGTATTTTTACTTCAATTTTAACGATGCATTGTTTACCCCAGAGAATAAAGATAAGATATTTTTTAAACGACCATTAAATTTTGAATGGAACGATAATTGGAGATACCAATTTGTAGATTATCGAGCGCAGCAAAACAATAACAGACTGCATCAATATTGCACCGTGTTATATGGATTTGGTATTCATCAATTTGACAAGTTTATAGACATGAATGATGCAGTTATTAATCTATTAGACAATGAAAAGATGGCGCATTATGACATTGAAACTTTGTCATATTACTTTACGAGACCATTCGAAAAGGATATAATTGAGACTGATTGGATAGTTTCAGGGTGGGATGGTACCTCAGCACGATTTATGTACTACTAGGTGACAAATGAAAACTACTTTAATTATTGTTGACGACTTTTATCAAAACCCTGATCAAGTAAGAGCATATGCTTTGTCTCAGCCCTTCGAAGTCTCTGGAAACTATCCTGGAGTTCGAACAAAGCCATGGCTTCCTGATGATTTAAGGAATTCTCTTCAATACATTATACAAAATGCGGGTGGTCAGATTACCAATTGGTTTGAAGAATCTGGATATACTGGTGCGTTTCAAATATGTACTGCTCAAGACAGAACATGGATTCATGCTGATAGTTTTAATACTTGGGCAGCTGTTTGTTATCTGACACCAGATGCACCACTTTCTTCTGGAACTGCCTTGTATCGATGGAAAGAAACAAAAGAATATGAAAGGATCGATCGCGATGCACCATATCATAATGGATACGATTACACTAAATGGGAAAAGACAGATTATGTTGCAAACAAATATAATCGAATTGTGCTGTATCGTGGAAACTTATATCATGCATCGTTAGACTATTTTGGCAATAATTATCAAAATGGTCGATTGTTTCAAACCTTTTTCTTTAATACAGAGTACTGATGAAGATCTTACATGTAATATTCTCTACGAATCGAATCAAGTATCTGATGCCGACTCTAGAGTCTCTAAAAAATCTAGATTATGGCAATCATACAGTTGATAAATTAATTATCGACGATTACCCAAGAAATAGAAATCCTGCCATATTTGACCTAATCTCAAAGGTTTATGGTTTTAATTTACGATTTAACGAGACTAACTTGGGTCTATCGGTTAATTGGAGCGCGTTCTTCGATTGGTTAAAAACACAAGATTATGACTATATCTTACATCAAGAGGACGATGTTCTATTGACGAGTCCGATTCGAATTGACGACTTGATAACTATTCTAGAATCAGATGAAAAAATGGCTTCAGTCGTTCTTCAGCGTCAATCATGGTACTTTCATGAAACTGAACCCGTAATCGATGTTACCGATGTTAAAATTGGAAACTATTACTATAGCCAAAATGTAAAAACTTTTCCAATCATATTCTCGCTCTATCGTAAAAATGTGATCGAATATTCGTTTAGAGATTACTGGAAATTTAATGTAAACGAAGGAATGATCATGGTTTATCTAAATTTCTTCCATCAAATGTATTCTGCAACTTTAAAGGGTCCAGAAGGTCAAAATTTAATCGTTCATATCGGAGAAGAGACTGTTGGTAAACGACTCGAGCCAGGAGAGCCAAACTGGGAGCAATTCTCTCATATGGACCCAAATCGAGTTTATAACTCTCGAAATGGTAAATTAATCGAGTGACTAAATATAGAATACTTAGAGAGGTTCTAAATGTCGCAACCTAGCACTCGAACTCAACTTAAAGATTACTGTCTCCGTAAACTCGGATTTCCTGTAATTGACATCAATGTCGATGACGATCAACTCGAAGATCGAATCGATGATGCACTGCAGCATTATTCAACATATCATTATGATGGTACAGAAAGAGTATATTTGTCACAGGCTATAACAAATGCCGATAAACTAAATGGATACTTGAAACTATGTGATAATATTGTTAGTGTGTCAAGAGTATTTGCATTTACAGGTTCAACTGTGGGTTCAACATCTTCGACTGGTTTTAATATGTTTGATATTAATTATCAGTTGCGTCTCAACGATTTCTATAATCTAACATCATCATCCTATACCTACTTTGTTATCGCTCAAGAACATTTAGCAATGTTAGATATGATTATAACAGGTCAGATGCCATACACATATAATAAAAATGTAAACAGACTTACCGTAATTACTGATTGGGATAGATTTGATGTTGGCAATTTTATGGCATTTGAGGCTCATAGAATTGTAGATCCAGAAACATATGAGAAAGTATACAATGATATATGGGTAAAAGAGTACACAGCTACATTGTTTAAGCAACAATGGGGCACTAATCTAAAGAAGTATGGAAATTATGTTCTTCCAGGTGGTTTGGTTATCAACGGTCAGCAAATTTATGATGAAGCATCAGCAGAGTTAGAAAAACTAAATGAAAAACTTCGTGATACTTACGAAGAACCAACTGCATTTTTAGTAGGCTAAAATGGCAACTAGTGTATATTTTAATAATCAACGAGCAACCGTTGAGCAAAATCTTCTTGAAGATTTGATTATAGAATCAATTAAGAATCATGGTATAGATGTTTACTATCTTCCTAGAGAATCACAATCATCAATTGATGAACTTTTTGGTGACGATCCAGTAAAATATTTTCGAAAAGCAATTAAGTTAGAGATGTATCTTGAATCTTTTCAAAATTATGAAGGTAATCAAGAATTTTTCTCTAAATTTGGTCTCGAAATTCAAGATACTGCTCGCCTTTGCGTTGCTCGAAGAAGATTTGAGCGTCAAGTTGCTTCAGTAATGGGTGCTGATCGAAGACTTCCAAAAGAAGGCGACCTAATTTATCTACCAATTCAATTTAAATTGATGGAGATTAAGTTTGTTCAAGAAGAAAAAAACTTCTTTCAATTAGGTAGAGATTCTATCAATCCATACATGTATGGATTAACTGTAGAAGCATTTAAGTATAATGGAGAGCTGCTACAAACTGGAACAGAAGAAATTGATCGTATTGCAGATCTACAAAGTAATGTTCTAGAATTAAATTTAAACGCTGGTGGCACAGGCACTTTCCAACGCTTTGAGGTTGTATATCAAGGGTCTAATCTTGCAACTGCGACAGCGAAAGCAATTGTTGCTGGTTGGAATCTACCGACACAAAAATTAAAAGTAAGAAATGTAAAAGGCGCATTTGTAGGTGGCACTTTAGTTAAAGGCTCAACAAGTAATGCTCAGTGGACTCTAAACGGAGCACCAGATTTACTTAACAATGTTAATGTAGGAAATATTGAAGATAATGATATACTTGAATCAGAAGCTGATGGAATTATAGATTTTACTGAGATTAATCCATTTGGTGAACCATAATGTTATCTAATATTCACTTTTATCATCGTATAACTCGTAAAATGGTTGTTGCGTTTGGCACATTATTTAATAATATTCGTTTGGTTCGTTATAATAAGGCAGGAACTCAAGAAATTGAACGAATTAATGTTCCGTTGCAATACTCACAAAAAGAAAAGTTTTATCAACGCATAACGCAAGATCCAGAACTTACAAAAGAAGTTCAAATCACATTACCAAGAATGTCATTTGATTTAACATCAATAACATATGACCCAATGAGAAAAAGAAGTTTGTTTACTGAATCTTTTTCTCCCGAGACACAAACAACAATAAAGTCGATTCGCACAACTCCATATAATTTTGATTTTGAATTAAATATCTATGTTCGTAACACTGAAGATGGCACTCAAATTATTGAACAAATTTTACCATTCTTTAATCCAGACTACAATGTAACAATTGATGTTATAGGATTATCAGATCAAAAAGTTGATGTTCCATTTATATTGCAAAACATCTCATACAATGTTGACAGTGTTGGCGCACCAGATACAACAAGAATGATAATATGGACATTAACATTTACAGCAAAGGGTTATATGTTTGGTCCAATCCTATCTCGTAATATCATTCGAAAGTCTACTGCAAATACATTCAATTCAATTTTTGAATTAGATGGTCTTCGTGAATTGACTATGAATGCAAATAGTGGCGTAGGAAACTATCAAACTGGGGAAGTAGTGTTTGAGGGTCGATCATTAGATGCAGCAAATTCAACTGCAACAGTTAGTAGTTGGAGTAATACAACCAAAGTTCTTGTTGTATCTGATGTTAATGGAGTTCTTGAAACAGGAAGAAATCTAACTGGCATAATTACAAATACATCATATAAAATACAATCATTTAGCACAGCAGAAAATCAATTAGTTAATCTCTCAGTGGTTCCAACGCCAAATAATGCAAGTGCTCAAACTGCGTTTGGATTTGATGAAACAGTTATTGAGTTTCCAAATTTATAAAATAATATGAGTGAAGTTGATAAAAATCTCTCTAATATTCTAAACACTGACTATATTCCTGTAGTAAGTGATAAAGAAACTAAATCGATGATTGTTCATCAAGATGATTCACAAAATCCTGATGCAGATTACTCGCGTTCTAATTATTACAACCTTATCGAAAGGGGTAATGAGGCTTTGGATGGTATTCTTGAGGTAGCGAGAGAATCACAACATCCACGAGCATACGAAGTAGCAGCCAACATGATTAAGAATCTCTCTGATGTCACAGAGAAACTTATGATTCTTCAACGGCAACAACAAGAATTGCAACCAAAAGAGCAAGCACCAACAAATATTGCAATTGATAAAGCAGTGTTCATTGGATCTACAGCAGATCTATTGAAGCAAATAAAAAATGAATCTTAGATCTAAACTAAAGCATTATCTTGGGAATCCCTCTTTAAAACGGGTGAATATGCCAATGCAGCTCACGGAAGAACAAATCCGCGAGTATGTTAAATGCTCAAAAGATCCAATCTACTTTATCGAAAACTATGTAAAGATTATTACTCTTGACAAGGGTTTTGTGCAGATATCTTTGTATCCATTCCAAAAACAAGCAATTACAGATATTAATGATAATCGCCGCGTTATAGTAAAGGCAGGTCGTCAGGTCGGTAAGACTACGATGGTCGTTGGATATATCCTTTGGTATATTCTGTTTAATCAAGATAAATTTGTGGCTATCTTGGCAAATAAAGCACCAACAGCTCGCGAAATCTTAAACAGAGTTAAAATTGCGTATGAAGCATTACCACTTTGGATACAACAGGGTGTAAAAGTATGGAACAAAGGTGACATTGAACTAGAAAATAACTGTCGTATAATGGCAACCTCTACTGCGTCAAGTGCGATTCGTGGTTACTCTATCTCGTTGCTATATCTTGACGAGTTCGCATTCGTGCCAAGTAATATTGCTGATGAGTTCTTCACCTCTGTATACCCAACTATCTCTTCTGGTACACAGTCTAAAATTCTAATTTCTTCCACGCCAAATGGAATGAATCATTTTTACAGAATGTGGACTGAAGCAGTTGAAGGGCAAAGTGGATTTAAACATATTGAAGCCAACTGGCGACAGGTTCCAGGTCGTGATCAAGCATGGGCAGATGATCAAAGACGCATTCTTAAAGACGAAAAGTTTTTGCAGGAAATGGAATGCGAGTTTATGGGGTCGGCAGGTACATTACTTTCTTCTGCAGCCTTGAAGTCCCTTGCATTTGTAAAACCAATACATCTTTCGGAAAATGGAATTAAAGTTTATCAAGCTCCGATTCCAGAGCACAATTATGTAATTATTGCTGATACTGCTCGTGGTAGAGGACTTGACTATTCTGCATTTAGTGTTATCGATGTTACAAGTATACCATATAAACAAGTTTGTACATATAAAGATAACAACATCAGTCCTATTGTGTATCCATCAATTATTAGGCGTATGGGTGAATATTATAACTCAGCGTATGTATTGATTGAAATTAATGATAATGGTCAGCAAGTCGTCGATTCTTTATTTGATGAGTATGAGTATGAAAATATTCTTTCTACAGTAGAGATTAAAGGAAAGATTGCAGTTACATGGGGATACGGAAACAAGTCCTACCGAGGAGTTCGAACTACAAAATCTGTAAAGAGACTCGGTTGTTCTATCATGAAGAATCTTATAGAAGCGCAACAGCTCATTATACAAGATTTTGATACAATATCAGAACTTTCGACCTTTATATCGAATGGAACAAGTTTTGAGGCTGCAGAAGGAAGTCATGACGATCTTGTTATGACTCTTGTTTTATTTGCATGGTTAACCAATCAAAAATTCTTCTCTGAGTTAACAAATACTGACATCAGATTAAAATTGTATGAAGAACAGATGAAACAGATCGAAGAGGAGAGACTTCCTACATTTTTGGGTGGACATATCGATGTTGATCAAAATGACGGAAGTTATCTAGAAAATGGTGATATTTGGACGCCAGTAAATCACTAAAAACCTCATTTTACTAAATAAACCGTATATTTCTTAATCTCCATTTAACAGGAGCAAAAACATGGCTTTTCTAGTATCACCAGGCGTGAATGTATCCGAGATTGATGCAACCACAGTTGTACCATCAGTTTCCACATCCACTGGCGCAGTCGCTGGCGCGTTTCAGTGGGGTCCAATCGATGTTGCCCGTTTAGTCAGCTCAGAAGATGAGCTCGTTCAAGTGTTTGGCAAACCAGATTCAACAACTGCATTAACTTTCTTCACTGCTGCAAATTTCCTTGCGTATAGCAGCAGTCTATTTGTATCTCGAGCTGACGCAGCAACTCTAAACACTGCGATAGCTCTAAACGTTGCTGCTATTACTTTTGCAAGTAATGTTAAGATTCGCAATGAAGATCACTACTTTGATAGTTTCTACACTGCAACAAATGCAAACGTTGCTGTAGCAGCTCGTTATCCTGGTTCACTAGGTAACTCGTTGAAGGTTGCATTTTGCGCAAATTCAAATGCTGTAGCATTCTCAACTTGGACATATGCTCCATTTTTCGATGCTGCTCCTGGAACTTCACCGTTTGTTGCTGCGAAATTTAAGTCAAATGCGAATGATGAAATGCATATCGCAATTATCGACGAAGATGGTCTAATCACTGGTACTGCAAACACTGTTCTAGAAAGATATTCAAACGTTTCGAAAGCAACAAACGCTAAAGGTGAGTCTGGTCAAAGCATTTATTGGGTTGATGTTCTCTATAATAACTCAAAATGGGTATATGGATTAGGTCAAAACAATGCAACATGGGGCGTTGCTGCTAATGCAAGCCACTCATTTGCTGGCGAAAATATAAATGGCATCTCTTTTGTACAAGGTGTGGATGCTACACCGACTGATGGTAATGTTCAAATTGCCTACCAACAGTTTGCGAGCTCTGAAAATGTTGATATTAGTCTTTTAATGACAGCAGGTCATTCATCAACGGTTGCAGCAAATACTATCTCTCTTTCTGACGGTCGCCGCGACTGTGTGACATTTGTGTCACCTGCTCTCGCAAACGTTCAGGCTGCTGATCCAGTAACAGCAATTACTAATTTCCGCAATTCTCTTACATCAACTTCGTTTGCTGTACTAGATAGTGGCTGGAAGTATCAATACGACAAATATAATGATGTCTATCGATACATACCACTAAATGGTGATATTGCTGGTCTCTGCGCTCGCACAGATCTAGATCGCGATCCATGGTTCTCACCAGCTGGATTTAATCGTGGTCAATTAAGAAATGTGGTTAAACTTGCATTTAATCCAAATCAAGCACAACGAGACACGCTATACAAGGCAGGTGTAAACCCTGTTGTTTCGTTCCCAGGAGAAGGCACTGTTCTGTTTGGTGATAAAACACTATTAACACGACCAAGTGCGTTTGATCGTATTAATGTTCGTCGTTTGTTTATCGTTCTCGAGAAGGCAATCAGCAGAGCAGCGAAGGCAAGCCTCTTTGAATTCAATGATGAGTTTACAAGAGCACAATTTATTAATCTTGTTGAGCCATTCCTACGATTAGTGCAGGGTCGTCGCGGCATCTATGACTTCCGTGTTGTTTGTGACGAAACAAATAATAGTCCAGAAGTTGTTGACCGCAACGAATTTATCGGTGACATCTACATCAAACCAGCTAAAGCAATCAACTACATACAGTTGAACTTTGTTGCTGTTCGTACTGGTGTTGCCTTCGATGAAATCGTTGGTCGTTTCTAATAAATAGACTAAAGATAAAGTCAGGAGAAAACAATGGCTTTTAATGTAAATCAATTTCGTACTCAATTACAGGGTGATGGCGCTCGTCCAAATCTATTTGAGGTCGAATTAAATTTTCCTTCATATGTAACGGGAAGAGCAATATCTACTGCGAAATCAACATTCATGGTTAAAACTGCTGCTCTTCCAGGGTCAACAGTTGGAATGGTTACAGTGCCTTACTTCGGTCGCGAAGTAAAGGTTGCTGGTAATCGTACTTTTGCTGATTGGTCAGTAACGATTTTAAACGATGAAGATTTCGGAATTCGTAATTCGATGGAATCATGGGTTCGCGGTATTAATGAAAATGTTACAAACCTTCGCTCAGCAACAGCAAGAACATCACAGCAATATGGTGTTGATGCCACTGTAACTCAGTATGGTAAAGGGGGTCAAAGACTCAAGAGATATCGTTTAGTTGGTATGTTCCCAACAGATATTTCTCAAATTGATCTAGACTGGGGTTCAAACGACACGATTGAAGAATACACAGTCAACTTTGCTTATCAGTACTGGGAATCAATTGATCGTGGTGTTACAACGTCTCTAGTAACACCAGTTGAATCGCTATTCTAAATATAGTGTGTTGGGGGAGGATATCCTCCCCCATTTTTATAATGGAGTAATATATGGCGCAGTCAATTAATCTATTCGGTTTCGAAATTACTCGCACAAAACCAGAAGGTGCGCCACAGCAGCTTCAACCTCAAGTTTCTACACCTGTTTCTGATGATGGTGCAATAACAGTAACTGCTGGTGGATATTTTGGCACTTATCTTGATTTAGAAGCAAGTTTTAAAAACGAAAATGATCTAGTCACTCGTTATCGCGAGATGGCGATGCAACCAGAACTTGAATCTGCAATTGATGAAATCGTAAATGAATCAATTGTGCACGATGTTACAGGTAAATCTGTTACAATCATAGTTGACGATCTAGAACAACCAGAAAATGTAAAAGAAATGATCCGTGAAGAATTTCAAAATGTTCTTCGCATGTTAGACTTCTCAAACATGGGATCAGATATTTTTCGTGGGTGGTATATCGATGGAAGACTATTTTACCAAGTTTTGATCGATGAAAAAAATCCAAGAATGGGAATTCAAGAACTAGTTTATATCGATCCTCGCAAAATTAAAAAAGTTCGAACAGTTATTAAAAAGAAAGATCCTCGCACAAAGATCGAAGTTATCGATGGATATCAAGAATTCTATGTGTTCAATGACAAGGCAACTGTGCAAGGACAAACATTAATCACACAAGTAAATGATACTTCAGTTAAAATTGCCACTGATGCAATCGTGAATATTAATTCTGGATTACTCGATGCAAAACGACAAATGGTATTGTCTCATGTTCACAAAGCAATAAAACCTCTTAACCAGCTTCGTATGGTCGAAGATGCTGTCGTAATTTATCGTTTGTCTCGTGCTCCAGAGCGTCGTGTATTTTATATCGATGTTGGAAACATGCCATCGAAAAAGGCAGAGCAGTATCTTCGTGATATTATGACGAAGTTCCGTAACAAGGTTGTGTATGATTCTTCAACTGGCGAAGTCAAAGACGATCGCAAGTTTATGTCAATGATGGAAGATTTTTATATTCCACGACGTGGTGAAGGAAAGGCAACAGAAATTACTACTCTTCCTGCAGGTCAAAATCTCGGAGAGTTGTCTGATGTTCGCTACTTTGAAAATAAATTATACAAAGCATTAAATGTTCCTATTTCTCGTTTAGAAACACAGACAGGATTCTCTCTTGGTCGTTCAACAGAGATTACAAGAGACGAACTAAAATTTTCAAAGTTTGTCGACCGTTTAAGAAATAAATTTACTATTTTATTCGATGAATTGATGAAGCGTCAATTATCTTTAAAAGGTATTTGTTCTATCGATGAATGGGAAACATTAAAAGAAAAGATTCACTACGATTTTCTCAAAGATAATAATTTTTCTGAGTTAAAAGAAGCAGAACTTATGAGTGCTCGTTTACAACTTATGGCGCAAATTGATCCGTATGTTGGAACATACTATTCAAAAGCGTATGTTAAGAAACATGTATTACATTTTGACGAGGAAGGCATTAAACGAATGGATGTAGAAATTGCTGAAGAGCAAGCAGAAAATCCTCTACCAGAGACTAGTGCTGAACCAAATTCAAGTGTTGATCAAGCATTTCAATCAGAAATTACTAAATAAATTAGGAGAAAAATTATGGAAAGTTATGAACTAATTGATGCGGCGTTAAATCAAGATAAAGAAACATTTGCAGCTGCTTTTCAGTCTGCAATTGCAAGTAAAGTTACTGACGCATTAGAAGTTAAAAAAGTTGAGATTGCCTCAACACTTATTGTGCCAGAAGTAGAAGTAGGAACAGATGAACTTGAAACAACTGAAGTTGAGATTGACGGAAGCGATGCCTAACAACGCTGCGCAATTAAATGCGCTTGTTCGTGCAGGGATAATGAAGTCAGCCGAGTTGCCAACTCTTAAGATGGCAATGCGTAAACACGCACAGGTTGGCGATGTCGCTAAACTTCCTAAAAATCAACGAGATGTTTTGATGAAGTACAATGATTCTTTATCACAAGCAGCTCTTGGTTCTACTCAATCATTTCAAGCTGTTCGTAAAAATTTACAAAACAGTTTTGAGATTACAGACAAAAATCAATTATCTGAAGCATTGCAAGACGAAATACAACCACCTCCAATGTTGGTTCTTCGTCGTCAAGGTATTCGTATTTTTCCAGATGGAAAAAGAGTTGCTATGTATTCAAATGAAAAACTTGGATTAACATTTACAATTCCATATCGACCACGCAATGTTACAAATCCTTCAAATGTAGTTCCTGGTTTAACTTCTGAAGATTCAGAGTTTGAAGATGTAATGGAAAGTCTTGAGCAAGTTGCAAAGTATGCTCAAGAAGAATCGCCAAAACAAACAGCTCGTCATATGAAATTTGGTGACGGTTCTAAACTTAAAGTCAGTCATGGTGCAGCAAAAGCCATTCATATGGTCCATGGTGCATTAAACGACGAAAACAAAAAGAAGTTTGCTGAGATGCTTACGACACCAAAGGGATTTGAAAAGGCAGCAAACTTTGCAATGAGCAAAGTTTCATTTAAAATTGGTGACAAATGAGCATTGTATCAGAAGTAATTAGAGAAATTATTGCGGAAGCAAATGTTGTTCGAATGGGTCGTAAAAAACTCGTTAAGGCTCGCGTTCGTGGTGGTAAAGTTCAAAGGCGTAAAGTTGTTTCAGGTGTAAAAGGTTACACAATTCGTGGTGGTAAATTAACAAGAATGACAGCCTCTGAACGTTTGCGTCGCCGTATTGCGCAGCGTAAAGGTAAAGTTAAGCGAAGAGCTAAATTAGCAAGATCATTAATTAAAAGAAAACGATCATTGCGTCGTAGACAATCACTAGGAATCTAAAATGAAATTGATTACAGAGACAATCGAATCAGTAAAGTTAATCACCGAAGAAAAGAACGGTGTTAAAACACTTTACATTTCAGGTCCATTTCTTGTTGCAGAAACTAAGAATCGCAACGGTCGTATGTATAAGACTGACACTCTTGCAAAAGAAGTCAATCGTTACAACGAAGAGTATGTAACTAAGAATCGCGCATTCGGCGAATTGGGTCATCCAGATTCACCATCAATCAATCTAGACCGAGTATCACACTTAATCACTTCTTTAAAGCAAGAAGGTAATCAGTGGATCGGTAAGGCAAAAATTCTTGAAACACCAATGGGTAAGATCGCCAAGTCCCTTATGGAAGGCGGTGCAACTCTTGGTGTATCATCACGTGGCATGGGTTCACTTAAAGAAGTGAACGGTGTTAATGTGGTACAAGACGATTATTATCTAGCCACAGCGGCAGATATCGTGGCGGATCCGTCCGCACCAGGTGCTTTCGTTCAAGGTATTATGGAAAATAAAGAGTGGGTGTGGGATAACGGTAAGGTCAAAGAAATTGACGTTAATGCATATTATGAACAAATTAAGAACGCAAAGCAAAAGCAAATTGACGAAATCTCATTGAAGATCTTTGAGAATTTTGTGTCAAAACTTTAAATTTTATAAATAATATTACTTCTTTAGGAGTTTAACTAAAATGTCAAAAACATTATCAGAATCTGCTGCTGAAATTCTAAGAGCATCAATGAATGCAGGCAAGGAACCAATGCAAACACTTCCTACCCAAATGGATGATCTAGGCGGCACAACAAACGAAAAGCCAGAAGGCGATGAAGTTGGCAAAAAGGCTGCAGCTGCCACAAAGGAAGCGCCAAAGCCTGGTCAAGTATCAGCCGAAGGCGACAAGAAAATGAATTCAGTCAAGTCTTCAGGTCTTGCAACACCAGTAGTTGGTAACATGAATCCAAGTTTGGGTGAAGAAACAGAAGAAACAGAGGAAGAGGAAACGATTCTCGAAGACTCTGAAGAAGAAGAGACTCTCATTCCTGAAGCCAAGTCTGAAGATGATGAAGACGAGGAAGACGAGGAAGATGAAGAAGAAGAAGACGAAAAAGAAATGAAGATGAAGATGAAGAAAGAGATGGTTGAAAAGTATCGCGGCTCAATGAGAGAAGATGTCGATGCTCTATTCAACGGTGAGTCTCTATCTGAAGACTTCCGTGTCAAAGCAACAACAATTTTTGAAGCAGCTGTACAATCACGAGTTGAGTCAATTGTTGAAGATGTTCTTTCAGAGAATGACGCAGTGCTCATCGAAGCCATCGAAGAAATCAAGAACGAAATGTCTGCACAGGTTGATGAGTATCTCAGCTATGCAGTCGAAGAGTGGGTTAATGAAAATCAAGTTGCAATTGAAACAGGTCTCCGCGCAGAACTTGTCGAAGACTTTATCAATGGCTTGAAGAATCTATTTACAGAGCACTACATCGAAATTCCAGAAGAGAAGGTCGATGTTGCTGAAGAACTTGCAATGACAGTTGCACAACTAGAAGAAGCAATGACTGCAGCAGCTGCAGAAAAGGCTGACCTTGTTGAAAAACTTAATGTTGCAAATAAAAACGAAGCAATTCGTAAGATTTGTGAAGGTCTAACCGAAGTACAAGTCGGCAAAATGAAATCGCTCGCAGAGGGCATGGAGTTCACCACAGAGGGTGATTTTAATAATAAGCTCGCAGTAATTCGCGAGAACTACTTCCCATCAAAGAAAATGACAAGTGAGGTAAAGGTCCTTCAAGAAACAGCTGTTGAAGAACCAGAAGTAGTTGAAGCATCTGGTATGATGAAACATTATGTAAATGCAATCACAAAAACGGCTCCAAAAGCCTAATTTAAACTAAAAACTCAGGAGAGTTATAACATGTATCTTAACGAAACATATGCAAAAAAGTGGGCTCCAGTCCTTGATCACTCAGAACTCCCAAAGATCACAGATCCTTACAAGCGTGCAGTTACTGCACTTGTTCTAGAGAACCAAGAACGCGCCCTAATGGAAGAATCACGTTCCATGCAAAACCTATGGGAAGCAGGCACTGTCTCTGGCGGCGGTCTACCAAACAACATCGGTGGCGGTTCGTCACCAGTAGTTGGTGGTGAAGGCTCAATCAAAGGCTTCGACCCAATCCTAATCGGTCTCGTCCGTCGTGCACTACCAAACCTAATGGCTTATGACATCTGCGGCGTTCAGCCAATGACTGGTCCAACAGGTTTGATCTTCGCAATGCGTTCAACCTTCGCATCTGCAACAGCACGTGCTGGTGAAGCATTGTTCAATGAAGCAAATACTGGCCACTCAGGTAATGCTGCTACTGGTACACAGTCAACATTGGCAGTGAACCCAGGTAATGCAAACTCATCAATCTTCGGTTTAGATAACACTGGTCCAGGATTCTCAACATCCTTCGGTGAATCAGCAAACCTAGCACAGATGGGTTTCCAAATCGATCGTGTTGCTGTTACAGCAAATACACGCGGTTTGCAAGCATCATACACGCTAGAACTTGCACAAGACCTCAAGGCAATCCACGGTCTCGACGCAGAAACAGAATTGACAAATATCTTGTCAACTGAAATTCTAGCAGAAATCAACCGCGAAGTTGTTCGTACTGTTTATGCAACTGCGAATGCAGGTATCACAAACAGTGCAACGGGTAATGTCTTCAACCTATCTTCTTCAAGCGACACAAGCGGTCGCTGGCAGGTTGAGAAGTACAAGTCACTCTTGTTCGCAATCGAAAGAGCAGCAAATAAGATTGCTAAAGACACTCGTCGTGGCAAGGGCAACATGCTTATCCTTTCAACCGATGTTGCATCAGCTCTCGCAATGACAGGTCTTCTTGACTATAATTCAGCACTAGCTGGTCAAACAAACCTAACTGTTGACGATACAGGCAATACCTTCGCAGGTACCCTATTCGGACGCATCAAGGTATATGTTGATCCATATTCTGTTGCTGGTACAGACTATTGTGTAGTAGGATATAAGGGCACCAACGCTTATGACGCTGGTCTCTTCTACTGCCCATATGTTCCTCTACAGATGGTTCGTGCAGTTGATCCACAAACCTACCAGCCAAAGATTGGCTTCAAGACTCGTTATGGTCTCGTTGCAAATCCATTCGCAACTGGCGCTGGTACTGGTGCTCTAGCACATGACACAAACGTTTACTATCGTAAGTTTGTTGTTCTAAACATCAACCAATAATTGATGTGCTAGAAAAAGTTTTGCCGAAAGGCAATACGATTAAGGGAGGCTTGAAAAAGCCTCCCTTTTTTTTCAACTAAATATTATAAATGTTTCTGTTTCAGGATTAAACTAAATGTCAGCATTGACTCGAACACCAACAAATACAGATCTACTTCAAAGTACAAAATTTAGAGTAACCTTTGATCGCCTACCAGGTGCAACTTACTATTGTCAAGCAGCAAATGTGCCAGGAGTTTCATTGACTGAAATTCCGAGAGTGACACCATTTATCGATCTATATGTTCCTGGTGAGAAGATGATCTATGATACATTTAATATCACTTTTCTAGTTGACGAAGATATGCGCAACTGGACAGAAATTCATGACTGGATTCGAGCCATGACATTTCCTACAGACTTTAAAGAATATCTGGGGTTAGAACGACAAGCAAAAACTCCATTTATTCGAAATAGAGAAAAAGCAAAACCACAATATTCAAGTTCTATACTCACACTCTTTACAAACAAAAATAATGCGAATTTTCGTGTTAAGTTTGTTGATATGTTTCCAACTTCAGTTGGAACAATATTGTTTAATGCGCAAGATACTGCAGAAAATATTGCAATTGCCGATGCAACTTTTAGATTCTCTTATTATGAATACGAAAGACTGAGATAGTCTTTATATAACTATTGGTGCGTCGTTCAAACCAGACATAGTCATTATATAACTTTTGGTTTATCAAGTCAACTATTGGTGAAGTTGCTTTTATTATTTGTTTGTAGTATACTAAACACTCATATATCTTTGCATTTATATTATGGAAACACCACCTCTCGAAGAAGTCATGCGTCAATGGGAAAAAGATTCCGATGTTGATGCCACAGAACCTGGAAAGGAAATTCTCCGCATTCCTTTGTTACACAACAAATACAACAAATATTTGTCGCTGCATAATCTTGCTGGAAAAAGAGCAGGACTAGAGTATGACAAAATCAAGAAACTTAAATGGATGTATTACAACGGCAAGTTAGATCAAGATGAACTTGACAAACTTGGATGGGAACCATTTCGTTTCACTCTTAAATCTGATATACAAGTATATCTTGATGGTGATGATGATCTTGTTAAACTCAAACGCAAGAAAGCATATCATGAAGAAGCAGCCAAGTTTTGTGAGTATGTAATGAAGGAATTAAACAATCGCACTTGGCAATTGAAAGAGTATATGGGCTGGGAGAAGTTTATTCAGGGTGCGAGATGATAGAGCATGTTGTTATTGAAAAGGTAAATAACATCTATGTTCAAGTAACAGCTGAACCAGGCATCTTGCAAGAGATGTCAGAATTTTTTACCTTCTCAACTCCAGGTTATCAATTTTCACCTGCGTTTAAAAGCCGCCACTGGGATGGAAAGATTCGACTTTTAAATTTAAACACAAGACAGATCTATCTTGGTCTTGTTCCGTATATCAAAAAGTTTTGCAAGGACAGCAACTACACCTGCGAGTATATCGATGAAGAACGGGAAGTCTATCCTGTTGATACGAAAAATTTGGCAAGTGCTTTATCACTTCCAATGGAGCCGCGAGATTATCAGTTGCTCGCTTCTAGTGTCGGACTGACAAAGAAAAGAACTGTACTTATTTCACCCACGGCATCTGGAAAATCGTTAATCATCTATATGATGATTCGTCATCTGTTGAACACAGGTAAGAAGCGCGGATTACTCATTGTTCCTACGATTAACCTCGTCACTCAGATGCATAGTGACTTTCAGAATTACTCATCTGTCAATGGATGGGATGTTGAGAAATACTGCCAAAAAATATTCGGCGGCGAAAGTAAGATTCCCGACAGTGATTTGATTATCTCTACATGGCAGTCAATCTATGATATGCCGAAGAAATACTTTGCGCAGTTTGATTTTATCATCGGTGACGAAGCGCATACGTTCAAAGCCAAGTCACTAACTTCTATCATGACCAAGTTAATTAACTGTGATGTGCGTATTGGCACGACAGGTACACTTGATGATAGCAAAGTAAACAAGTTAGTCCTTGAA